TACTTCGGCCGGGGCTCCAACTGCCGCCACCTGGTTGGCCAGGCGATGGCCGTCGTCACGCTCCGCGAGCAGAGCGCGGCCCGGGCCCGGGAGCAACACGGTGCCCGCGCCTAGGCGCGAGGCGCCCGGCCAGACCCGGGCCCGCCTCAACCACCGGCTCACCATCGTCCGGGACAACGACGCGGCGGGGCGCACCACCCCGCCCGCCGTCCTGGCGGAGATCACCGTCCTGGCCCGGCGCCTGGACGACATGGACACGGTGCAGGAGTATGAGGCCCGCCTGCGCGCCGCGATGCGCCCGAAGCTCACGTGCTAGGAGACCCCGAGATGACGACCGAGACCGCGACCGTGCCCACCGCCGAGCCCACCCCCACCCAGGACGGGGCCGAGACCCTGGCCTGGCTGGAAGACCACCTCCGCACCAACGAGAGCGAGGAGCCCGGGGAGGGGCCCATCAACGACTACAACCTCCTCCCCCGGGAGGCGATCGTCCCCCTGGCCAAGTACCTCCTGGCCCACGGGGAGCGGTTCGTCCCGGCGACGCTGCCCCTGGGGATCCCCGGCGGGACGCCGGGCGCCTGCTTCTGCAACACCGCCGAGTTCATCTACGAGGCGGCCTGGCGCGACCGCAAGGCCCTGGCCGGCTACCTGCCGGAGGGGGTCGGATCCTGGGACGCCCAGTACGTCGAGGGGGTGTGCATGAACCGCAAGGCGCCGGTGCTCCACGCCTGGGGCGCCTTCCCCAAGTCCCAGCGCGTCTACGACCTGACGTACGGCATCAACGACCCGGAGGCCTTCGTCTGGGAGCACCCGGCCCGCTTCCACCACTACGGCTCCCCGGACGACATGGCCTACATCGGCCTGCGCGTCCCCCGGGAGGCGGTGAACGTCCTGGTCTCCGCCTGCGAGGTGGAGGGCACCGGCTACCCCTCGATCCTCGCCCTGCCCGGCGCGGTGGACATCCTCAACGAGCACCCGGACAACCCGACGCTGGCCCTGCTCCGCATCGCCCTGCGCTACGGCCGGCCCGTCGAGGCCTTCAACTACGGCAAGCGGGGCATGACCCGCCTGCGCCACAACCTGCGCCAGGCCCAGAAGGCCCGGGACGCGCTGCTGCGTGCCGCCTGACCTGAGGCACGCCTGCTGACTGTTACACTAGGCGGGGGCCGACCGGCCCCCGCCCCCGCAGAGGAGACCCCCGTGACCGACACGAAGCTGTCCGCCGACGAGCGCACCGCCGGGTTGGAGCAACGCCTCTTCGACCTGGGCGTGAAGCTCGCCGCCGAGCGCCGGAACAGCGCCGGCCTGGCCGACGCCCTGGACGCCGCCCACCGGCGGCTCAACGAGCTTGCCGGCCAGGTCAAGCGCGCCAACGAGGCCACCGCGGCCGCGGGCGAGCTTCAGGAGGAGGGCGGCCACCTCCGGGAGGAGCTTCGGCGGGAGATCGAACTGGGCTACAAGATCCGCCAGGAGGCCTCCGCCCTCCGGCTCCAGGCCGAGGCGCTGACCCGGCGCAACGAGGTGCTGACGCGCGACAACGCCCGCCAGAAGGACGCCCTCGACCACAACGTCCGGGACGCCATCACCTGGAGGCAGCGGGCCGAGCGGGCGGAGGCCGCCCTCCGCGACCGCGACCACCGCCACCGGGCCGTCGTGCAGATCCTGCGCACGATGGGGACGTGCTCCGAGGGCGCCCTCGACCGGCTCGCCGGCGAGGCCCAGGCGATCGAGAACCTGGAGACCCAGGAGCACTACGAGCGGGAGGGCGCGGCCGGGGCCCTGGCCGACGACTGGGAGGCCGAGCATGGCGCCTTCTGAGCCCCCCGGCGATCCCGGGCCCCTGAGCACCGACCAGGTGCTGGAGGCCCTGGGCTACACCGGGCGCGAGAAGCACTACCTGGCCCTGGTCGCCGGCCACGATGTCCTGCTGTGGTACGACCCGGCCGACACCCACGACGCCCCCGACGACCAACTGGTCGCCGGGTGGCGCTACGCGATCGACGGGGCTAGCCCGCGGATCTGGTTCTCCGGCCCCCGGGCCGCCGCCGCCGTGGTCGCGGACGCCCTGAACGCCCGCCGCTGAACCGCCAGCACAGCGCCAGAACCGGCCGCTACCAGGAGGCCCCGTGACCACCGTGACCGCCACCCGCACCGCCCAGACCGCCCAGACCGCCCACACCCGTGTCCCCCTGCCCGGGGAGCCGGTCAGGATCTACCGCAACCTGCACGCCGACTGCTGGAGCGTCCAGCAGCGGGTGCGCCAGGAGACCACACGGGGCTACCGCCACGTCTGGCGCGTCGTCTGCCACACGGACGCCGCCGTGCTCACCAACGTGGCCTTCAAGGTCTACGAGCGCGGGCGCCAGCAGGTCTTGAAGACGGGCCACAAGAACGTCCACGCCTACGCCTACGGCGTCTGGGCCGAGGATCAGACCCCCGAGCCCGAGGTGCCCCACTTCCAGGTGGAGTACAACCCCAGGCGGCACCGCACGTTCGTCGCCTTCCGGGGGGAGCAGCAGGACTTCGTGGCCGTCCACGGCTGCCAGCGCGCCTGGCTCGACGAGCACGGCAACGTCTACGGCACGCACCGCTAGAGAGGAGGCTGCGGTGTAGATCACGACTGAGCTTGACGCACTGCCCGCCCGCGCAGTAGAGTGGCGACGAGGGGCCCGGAGCGGGCCCCCCAGGGACAAGGGAGAACCCCATGCAGCAGCGCGACACCACGTACGACCGGGCCGTCCGGGAGGCGGCCAGGGCCCTCGACCAAGGGGAGGAGGCCAACTGGATCCTCGCCCGCCTCACCTACGAGCACACCCTGCGGGCGGGGGAGAAGGAGACCGCGACCGGCAAGGTGGCCATGCCGAAGTGGTGCACCGACGTGCGGGAGGCCTCCGGGCGCCGGTTCTCGACGACCACCGGCTTCCGCTACTCCAGCATCTGGGCGACGCACGGGCTGCGCGCCGGCGCGGATGCCGGGAATGGTGCAGAGCCCTCCCCGCCGGCGAAGACCCTCCCCTCCTTCCAGGAGGCCTACGAGGCGGTGGAGGGGACGCCCGACCGCCAGCGGATGATGGACTACGAGGGCGCCCGGCTCCTGCTCCAGGGCACCACCGCCCAGAAGGTCGAGCAGGCCGCGGCGCTCCTGAACGACCCCGACGTGCGGGCCGCGTCCACCCTGCCCGGCAGCAAGCTGCGCCACGCCGTGGCCGAGGCCACCCTCGCCGCCGTGCGCCTCGACCAGGGGCGCCGGGAGCACATCATCAGCACCACCCCCTCGCTCGCCGCCCTGGACAAGGAGCAGGCCCACCTCGCCCTGATCCGCCTCCTGGACGGCTTCAGCACGGACATCGAGGCCCTGGCCCCCCGGCTCGGCCGGGACAGGCCCGGGGGGCTCGACGCCTTCCTCCGGGACGCCTGGGTGCGCCTGGAGGCCAACCTCGCCCGGATCCGCCAGTACGTGGACACGGGCAGCGCGACCCAGGCCGTGGACGACTTCCTGCGGGGCGTCCTCGGCTCCGGTAACCCCGGGAGCTAGTCCGCAGGGAGCCCAGGTCAAGGAGACCCGACCCATGCCGATCAGCAAAGAACGCAGCGCCCGGGCCGACAAGGTGCTGCTCCTCCTCAAGCAGTACAGCGGCAAGATCGTCCCCGCCGGCTTCCTGGAGAAGCACACCGGCCTCAGCCGGATGGACATCTACCTCGCCGTCCACGACCTGCGCCGCCGGATCCCGGAGAGCAGCCTCGTGACCGTCGGGAAGGGGGCCGGCACCAGGGGCTACTGCTACACCCTGGCGCCCGTCCCCGTCCGTACCCACCACGTCCAGATGGGCACCGAGATCCTGCACCGGCTGGAGACGCTGATGGACGGCACCGACACGCCGTTCCTGCGGTCGCTCACGGCCGACCAGCGGTCGACCGCCGAGGCGATGCTCAACATCGCCACCACCGCGATGGGCCAGTACGTCCGGGCCCTGAACGGCGCCTAACAGGGCGGCGGCCGTGGCGAAGCGCAAGCGCCGGGCCCCTTCGACCCCGGCCGCCCCCCGACCCCGGCCGATCAACAAGGCCCGGGATCTGCTCACCGCCGACCAGGCGGCCCTCTCCGGCTGGCTCGGCCAGCACCACGCCCTGCCCCCCGGGCCGCCCTACCCCTGGGAGGCCCTGCTGCCCGACGACCTGGCCCTCTTCGACCGGGCCGTCGGGCGCCTCGTCCTGGGGGGCGTGCCCCGGCCCGTCGCCCAGGCGATGTGCTGGGCCCGGGGCGCCTGGGCCCCCGCCTGCACCCGCATCGTCACGGCGCAGGCCGTGCAGGTCTTCCCCGAGCGCCAGCACGTCCGGCTGATCCCCGCCTCCTCCCTCCAGCGGGAGCCCGAGGAGCGGGTCGCCCGCAGCTACCTGCTTCCGGACGATCGTTGACGTTCGGTTGCTGACTGCCGTACGGTTAGGGGGTGACCACCATCGCCCCCGATCGGCGCCGGTCGGCCCTGCGCCGGGCCTTCGCCAGGGGCCTCCAGCGCGAGGTGCGCGCCGGCGGGGGCAAGACCTACCTGGTGCCCAGCCAGACCCGCCCGGGCCTGCTCCACCAGGTCACGCTCACCAGCCGGAGGGGGCAGCCCCACCTGGCCTGCTCCTGTGAGGCCGGCGCGATGGGGCAGCCCTGCGCCCACGCGGCCGCCGTCTGGCTGTACCGCCTGGAGGCCGGGGGCGCCCGCGTCTTGACGATCCGTCCCCCGCCTGGCACGCTCCTGGGGTGAGGAGCGTTTGATGTCTGACACGGCCACGGCGGCCCCCGCGGGCGACGCCGTCCTGTTGCACCCCCGGCGCCGTACCGGCCCCCGGCCGCTGCCCCCGCCGCCCCAGTCGCGGGGCCTGGGGGGCCGCGCGTCGGGGGCGATGGACGACCAGCCCCACTACATCCCGGTGGCCCACAGCCTGCGCGCCTGGCGCCAGCGCGCCGGCGTCTCCCAACGGGAGCTAGCCGACCTGACCCAGGAGGTCGTGGCCCAGGACGCCCGGGCGGCCTACCGGGAGAAGCGCCCGCCGCTCTGGAAGAGCGGGCTCTCCCAGTTCGCGGTCAACCGGTTCGAGAACGGCGTGCACTCGCCCCTGCCCCACAACGCCCGGCTGCTCGCCGCCGCCCTGACCCTGGCCCTCGCCCGGGCCCGGCAGCCGGGGGAGGCGCCGGTCGTCGTCACCGCGGAGAAGCTGCTCGCCGGCACGACGACCACCCTCCTGAGCTTCCTGGAGGGGGAGCGGGGCAAGTACGACGCGCCCGACCGCTTCTGGCCCAGCCTCGGCATCCCCAACGCCCGGGCGGCCGAGTTGCTGGGCGGGGCAGACTGGACGGCCGCCGAGTTGGGGGCGGTGGCGATCGCGTACCCCACCGTCGCGGACGCCGTGCGGGACGCCCTGATCGACCAGACCCGCCGGCAGAAGGCCCTGCCCGTGCTGCGCCGGTACGCGGTGCGCGACCGCAAGCACCCCCAGTACGTGCCGAGCAAGCCCCGCCGGCGGTTCATCACCGAGGCCGCCGGGGCGGCCGAGGCCTAAGCTGCTCAGACACATCCGGCACAAAACAGAGCGCCGGGGCCCGGAGGCCCCGGCGTCCTGTCAAGGAGAACCCGTCCCGCCACCCCAGCGGCGGAGAGGTTCGCTCAACCTTAGCAGGGCGGGGAATCGGCGGCAACGGGTGCTGGGGGTGCTGGCCAGAGATTTTGCGGGCGCCGTCCGGCGGGGGCGGGCCAGAGCTTCTGCGGGAGCCTAACTACAGGCGCGGGCCACACCAGGCAAGCCAGGCAAGGGGGCCACCGGAGGCGAGCGGGCCACACCTGATGCGGGCGCCGAGACGCTAGGCGCGGGCCGTGCATGGTGCGGGCGCCACTCGCGGCGGCGCGGGCCGATCCGCGAGCGGGAGCCACCTACGTGGGGCGGGCCATTGAGTCCGAGGGGGCCGGCGCGGCGGCGCGGGCCATCGAACCCGGGGGAACCAGCACGGGCGGGCGGGCCAGAGCCTTGGCGGGAACCAGGTCAACGGCGGTACACTGGCCCTCCGTCAGCCACCCCGGTGTTGCGGAGCACGTGCGGATGTGTTACGGTTCTGCGCGTAACTGACAACCACATCGACTGACGGGACGTACCCCGTCCGGCTGTGGCAAGCCGATCGCTAGGATGCGGATCGGGCCCCTCTCGTAGGGCCTGGTGTGTCCGTTGGCCGAGGGCCGTCCCCACCTAGCGGGGGTTGCCACCGGTCGGCGGCCAGCGGCCACACCAGACTTTCACGAGAGGGGCCCTTCGTCGTGTCAGAGGGAAACGACGCGGGGGAGCCTGGCCTAGCCCGAGGCTTCCTCAACGCCCAGGCCGTCCTCCAGGCACGCCTGGCCGCGCAGCGGCACGGCCTGCACCCCAGCCTGCGCCACGTCCTGGAGGTCGTGGCCGGCTTCACGAACGGCTGCCCGGCCTGGCCGAGCTACCAGACGCTCGCGTCCATCACCGGCCTGAGCGCCTCCCGCGTCCGCCAGTACACCTACAAGCTGGTGGAGCAGGGGTACCTCGCCATGACCCGCCAGCCCGCCGGCAAGGGCGGGTGGGGGCAGCCCCGGTGGGCGCTCGGGCCCCTGTGCCGAGTGTCCACGGGTGGACGCTCGCAAGTGTCCACGGGTGGACGCTCGCAAGTGTCCACCGGTGACCACTTGCCGGAGCAAGTGTCCACGGGTGGACGGTCGAGTGTCCACGGGCGGACACTTCAAGTGTCCACCGGTGGACACAGAAAAGAGAAGGAGGAAAAGACCAGGAAGAATCCCCTCCCACCTCCGTTGCCTACGGCTCCTTCGGAGCCTCCGGCAACTCCGGTGGTTCGGGGGGCGACCGCGCCCCCGCCACGGGGGCACCCCCGCGTCCAGGCGATGATCGAGGCCCTCCGCACCGTGGGCCTCCCCGACCGGCTGACCCCCCAAGAGCGGAACGCCGTGCTGGCCAGCGACCTGCCCGTGGCCGAGATCGCGGGCTGCATGGCGGCCATCCGCGACCAGCAGCTAGGCGACCAGTGGGATCGCGACCACCTCACGGTCAACCAGGGCGTCAAGCTGCACCGGTCGTGGAAGACCAGGCCCCGCCTGAACGGCCACATCCTCGGCACCGTAGACGCCTTCCTCGACAGTTTCGGCCCCAAGGAGGCCCCAGATGACCCCAGAGGACTTCACCGCGCCCTTCCTGCGCCTGGAGTTGCACTACCCCCAGCGCGCCGCCAGTGACCAGGAGCGCCTGGCCTTCCGGCGCTCTTGGTACGACCTGGTGAAGGAGCTAGACGCCGACGCCTGGCAGCGCATCGTCGGGCGCCTGCTGATCCAGGAGCGCCAGTTCATGCCCACCCCGGGGGAGGCCCTCGCCCTGGCCGAGCCCGTCGCCCTGGAGCGGGAGGCCGAGCAGCGCCGGCTAGCCGACGAGCAGGACACGCAACGTCGGCTAGCCGGCGGCCACGGGGGGCGCAACCCTCGGGCCCGGGAGATCACCGAGGCCATCCGGGCCTGGCGCCGGATGCTGGGCCAGGGCCCCCAGCAGCCCTTCCGGCCGACGCCGGCAGACTACGACGCCTGGGACGCAGACATCGAGCGCCGGGAGCGGGAGGCGGGGGATGGCCAGCCCGAGTGATCTCCCCGGCGACGAGCAGGACGAGCGCCACTGCCTGGGGGCCTGCCTGCTCCACCCCCGGGCCTGGGCCGAGGCCGCCCGGTTCGTCCGGCCCGAGGACTTCGAACGGCTCCAACACCAGAGGCTCTTCCAAGCGATGGCCCTGGTCGCCCAGGAGACGGGGGGCATCGTCGACCACACGCTCCTAGGCCCCAAGCTCCTGGAGGTAAACGACGGCGACCGCGCCGAGGCCGACGGTGACCGGGCGCTCGCCACCGGTTGCCTGGCCGACGGCCCGGCCGTGGAACAGGTGGCGGCGTACGCCCAGCGCGTGGCCCGGTACGCCGCCCGGCGCCGGCTGATCCGGGCCGCGGGCCGGGTGGCCGAGGCGGCGTACGACGAGGCCGACCCGGCGGTCGCCCTGCGCCGGGCCCGGGACGCGGTGGCGGAGGCGGGCGAGGCCTGGTTGGGCGGGGAGACCGCCTGGCACGCGGCCGCCGACTACGCCCCCGTGCTGATGGAGCCCCTCGACGGCGAAGGGGAACGCGGGGCCGGGCTAGCCACCGGCCTGCCCCGGGTGGACGCGCTCACCGGCGGGCTGCGGGCCGGGGAGTTGACCGTCCTGGCGGCCCGCACCGGGCACGGCAAGAGCGCCCTGGCCGGGCAGATCGCCCTCGGCGTGGCCGAGGCGGGCCACCCCGTCGTGTTCGCCACCGCCGAGATGGAGCCGGAGGAGTTGCTGTTCCGGATGGTCGCCGCCCGCTCCGGGATCCCCTCCGGGCGCCTGCGGACGGGCGCCGACCTCTCGGACGAAGAGGTGTCCCGGGCCCTGGGGGCGATCGGCGCCCTGGGGGAGCACCGGCTGGCGTTCTTGCAGACGGGCGCCGGGCTCGACCTGGCGACGATCGTGCGGGAGACGGAGCGGGCGGCCGCGCTCGACGAGTGCGCCCTGCTGATCGTGGACTACCTGCAACTGATCCGGCTGGGCCGGCGGGCCGACAACCGGCAGGTCGAGGTGGCCGAGGTGGCCCTGGCCTTGAAGCGCCTGGCCCAGCGGGCCCACGTCCCCGTGCTGGCCCTGGCCCAGTTGAACCGCCAGGTGGAGCTACGGGCCGACCCCCGCCCCGTCCTGGCCGACCTGCGGGAGAGCGGGATGCTGGAGCAGACGGCCGACGTGGTCTGGCTGCTGTGGCGGCCCGGCCTGTTCGCCCGGGGGCAGGGCGACGACCGGGAGGCCTTCCTGCACGTCGCGAAGAACCGGGCCGGCGAGACGGGCACCGAGCCCCTGCTGTGGGACGGCCCGACCACCACCTTCCGGCCCCTGGAGGTCTGGCACCGCCCGGACTGAGGGCTTGCGGTCAGCACTAGTACGTGATACCATCCCGGACGGAGGAGATCCCACCCCATGAACCCCAACACACCGGCCGAGGAGGCCCGAACCCATGCTCGCTAGCGTCACCCGCGGCTGCGGCAGCCGCGCCCCGGGCGGCATCTACCTGGTGACCGCCCTCACCGACCACGGCATCCTGCTGGAGCGCCTCGTCGTCGACCCGCCCCTGCCGGTCGAGCAGGCGTACCTGGGCGCCAGCTACCAGGGGATGACCCTGGGGTACGACGGGGGCGACCGGCCCGTCGTGCTCGACTGGGTGGGCGCCGAGGGCTACCCCAACGTGGCCGACTTCGTCGAGGAGGGGGCCCTGTTCGGGTTCTCCCGGCGGATCCCCAGGAGCTTCGACTTCAAGGCCCTGGGCCGGGACGCCCGGCACGTCCTGATCCACCCCCGGGCCGTCGTCACGAACCCCCTGTGGCTCCTGGAGAACCCGGGGGGCGACGGGGACGGGCGCCCCCTGCTCTCGTTCCTGACCCGGGCCAAGGGGCGCACCGGGGCGTCGTTCTGCCCCTTCGACCAGCGGCACGAGGCCGACGGCCCCGCCGGCGGCATGTGCGCCTCCCTCTGGTGGGAGTGCCTGCTGCCGAACACCGTCACCCACGACCCGGATCCCGACCGGATGGAGCGGGAGGTGCAGCGCCTGGACTTCGTGCCCCGGGAGATGCCGGCGTTCACGTACGCCGGCTACTGCCTGCCCGACCGGGACGTGTACAAGCCCGGCTTCGCCCCCGGCGTGTTCCTGCGCCTCCCGATCACCCGCATCGAGGTCGTGACCGACCCCGAAGACAAGACCCACGAGCCGGCCCTGGACAAGGCGTCCAAGAGCGGGCTGCCCGTCCTGGAAGTCGATGAGTAGGTTCTGGGAGCACGCCTACGGCCGTAACCGAGGCAAGTCGGTGAACGCCGGTACCAAGAACCCGAACTACAAGCACGGGCGGTACGTCCGTGCAAGGAGACCCGAGTGAGCGCCACGAGCCTGTCCCTGACCCAGCAGTACCTCATCCCCGAGGAGCCCCCGACCCTCGGCCAGGTGGAGCAGATCCCCACCAACCGGCTCCCCCCGGACGACCAGATCCTCTCCCCGGCCCCCTCGGCCGCCCTGGTCGAGGGCATCCGCCGGTGGGGCGTCCTGGAGCCCGTCGTCGTGCGGGCCGCCGGGGGCGCCCTCGCCTACGGCGACCCGACCTGCCTGGTGGCGGGCCGGCGCCGGATCAAGGCGGTGCGCCTGCTGCAGGCCCAGTACAAGGCGGCCTGCGACAAGCTGGCCCGGGAGGCCGCCGACGACCAGCAACTCAGCACCCTCCCGGCGTACGTCCAGGCCTACGCCCAACTGAAGCGGTTCACGACGATCCCCGTCCGGGTGCTCTCCGACCCGGAGGGGACGGCCCGGGACGGCCGGGCGGCCGTGCTGACGGTGGCCAGCAACGCCGTCCGGCAGGACAACCCGGTGGCCGACTTCCGGGCGATCGTGTACCTGCTGGAGCGCCTGGAGCGGGACGGGCTCCCGGAGAAGGAGGCCCTCTCGGCCGTCGCCCAGGCCACCGGCCTGCCCGTGCAGACGATCAAGCAGCGCCTGCGCCTGGCCGACCTCGACCCCGCCCTGCAGGTCGCCTTCCTGGAGGGCCGGCTGCCGTACTCGGTCGCCCTGCACGCCAGCCGGCTGGGGGGCGAGAGCCAGGAGCTACTGGCCGACCTGCTGGCCAACGGGGAGACGCCCAGCCTGGCCCTGGTCAAGGAGGCCAAGCGCCGGTCGGCCCGGGCGGCCCAGGGCACCCTCTTCGACGCCCTGGCCCCGGGGCCGGGGCCGGGGGCGGGGGCGGAGGGGCTCCCGGAGCCGGAGCCGATGAACGCCCCCGACCGGGCGCGCTGGCTCCTGCCCCAGTTGGACGCGGTGCGGATCCCGATCGTGCAGGAGGCGGCGGACGTGATCCGCTCGCTCCTGGGGGAGGAGGCCGGCGGTGGCGCAGACGACTGAGCAGACCGAGCAGCCGGAGGAGGTCTTCGACGCGGCCGACCACCAGGCCCCGGCCCCGGAGGTGGACTACGAGCGCCTCCGGAAGTGGGTGATCAAGCAGCAGGGCCGGGACTTCGTGCAGTACGCCGGCCTGGTGGATCTCCTCCACCAGGTCAGCGAGGGGCACTTCCTGATGAGCACCCAGGTCATCCAGTTCCCGGACGCGGCCAACGGCCAGACGTGCATCTGCCAGGCGACGGTGGCCATCCAGGACGAGGGCGGGACGTTCCGGCAGGCCCAGGGGATCGGGGACGCCAGCCCCGAGAACGTGGGGCGCACGGTGGCCGCCCACTTCATCCGCATGGCGGAGACCCGGGCCAAGGGGCGGGCCCTCCGCGACCTGCTCAACGTCGGGCTGGTGACGGTCGAGGAGCTAGGGGGCTCCCCCGCCGGCGGGGGAGCCCCGGCCCGCCCCCCGTTGACGGCGCCCCCGCCCCCGCCCCAGCGCGACCAGGAGAGCCCCTGGCAGGGCCGAGGCGCCGGGGACAACGGCGGGGCCCAGAACCAGGACGGGCTGACGATCGACGGCCGGTGGTACAGCCGGGCGCAACTCTACGGCTTCTACCAGCAGCGCATGAACCAGGCCCGCGACCGCCGGATGACGGTGCCGGGCCCCCTGCTGAACCGGGACGCGCCCCTGGCCGAGATCGCCCGCCACACCCGGATCATCCGCGACCAGGTCATGGCCCACGACGCCAAGGAGGGCGCCCCGCAGTGAGCGAGACGATCGCCGCCCCGCCGGGCTGGTACTTCGTGCGGATCGAGGGGGACGGCAACGGCCACCTGATCCGGTACCCGATCGGCGCCTGGTCGGTGACGGCCGACCGGGAGGCCGTGCCCCTCGTCGCCAAGCCGGGCCGGCGGGGCCTCGCCCGGCCGACCGAAGACGACGAGGCGGCCCTGGTCGGCTTCCTGCCCCCCGATCGGGAGCTAGGCAGCTACTTCAGCAGCGAGGATGTCCAGGACGCGCTGAAGCGCACCTACGTCCTCAAGCACCCGGACGACTGGGCGCGCCGGCAGGCGGCCAGCGTCCGGGAGGTGAACGTCCCCGGGGTGGGGCGCGTCCCCGTCCGGGACGCCCGCCCGCCCACATCCGCCCAGACCGGCACCGACGACTGGATCCGGCGCGCCTGGCCGGGGGGGCCCCAGCGGGGCCTCCCCGGCGACGGCGGCCACTGACCCAAGGAGAACCCCCCGATGGCAGCACCGAGCGCCCCGCCCTTCGTGAAGGGCGGCCACCGCACCACGCTGGAGATCCTCTTCGCCAGCGAGCTACAGCGCCACGAGCGCGCCCGGCCCCTGCGCCGGTACTGGGTGAACCGCCTCATCCGGGAGTGGCAGGACGACGAAGACGGCGTGCTCATCGTCAGCCGGCGGGCCGACGGCACCAACGTCGTGCTGGCCGGCAACCACCGCTGGCAGGCCCAGGTCAGCCAGGGCAACTACGGCTACCCCTTCTCCTGCAAAGTCCTGCACGGCCTCAGCCGGGCCGACGAGGCCCGGATCTACCTGGCGGAGGACGCCCGCCGGCTGCGCCACACGGCCGGGGACGACTTCCCGGCCCGGGTGGAGGAGGGCGACCCGATCGCCGTCCAGGTCAAGGACGTGCTGGACACGCTGGGCCTGCAGGTCGCCCCCTACGGCGGGGCGGGCTTCCAGCGCAACCGGATCCGGGCCGTCTCCGGCCTGCTCCAGGCCTGCGAGAGCAACGGCAAGGAGTGCCTGCGCCAGTGCCTCCTGCTGGTCAAGGAGTGCTGGGGCCGGGAGGTGCCGGAGCTAGTCCACAGCCAGAAGTCGATCTACAGCCAGGCGGTCATCCTCTCCCTGTCCACCTTCCTCCGGCTGTACGGCGACGACCCCCAGTTCAACCTCCAGAAGCTCAAGGGGGCGATGATCCGGGAGGGCCTGGCGGGGTTCGAGACGCGCTACATCCGGCAGCGGGTGGCGGCCCAGGGGCGCCCCCTGGGCGGGCTGGCCGCCCTGTACGGCGTGCTGGCCTTCGTCGACCTCTACAGCCACGGCCTGCACCAGGAGAACAAGCTCAGCGACCTGGTGGCCCGGGAGGCCGCCCTGCACCGGTTCAAGGCGGGGGGCGCCTCGGACGGCCGGTTCGCGGTGCAGACCCGCAAGACGGCCCGGGTGGAGCCGACGGCGCTGCCCCACCAGGCGCCCCCGCCCGTCACGCCCCCGGCGCCGGCCCCGCCGCCGGCCCCGCCGCCGGCGACGCCCTCGGCCCGGCCCCCGGCCATCCCCCCGTTCCGGCCCCCGCAGCCGCCCCAGGCGCCGCAGCAGATGCAGCAGATGCAGGGGCCGGGAGGGAAGCCCTCGTGATCGACGCCCCGCCCCGCCCCTCCCTCCCCTCGCTCCCCGCCCGCTGCCAGCGGGGGCACCCCATCGTCTGGCTGCTGGACGGCTCCGAGCCGTTCGCGGCCAAGGAGGCGATCGGGGCCTGCGCCTGCGCCCTGCGGGCCCAGGACGGCCACGCCCGGGGCGGCTCCCTGCCGCTGCTGTGGCGGGTCTCCGGGCCCGGGGGCCTCCGGCCGATCTTCCCCAGCATGAACCGCCAGGCCTTCGCCCTGGCCCGCCGGTGGTACGCGCAACAGGCCCTGGGAGCCCCCACGCTGGCCGTAGAGGCGGGGGAGGGGGCGTAGATGCCCCCCAGGGTTCGGAAGGGGGCGGTCGTCGCGCCTGCGTCCGTAGAGGAGGCGCAGGCCCTGGTCTTCGCGGCTTGGTCGGAGGACGACCTGCAGCGGTTCGTGATGAACACCGCCCGGGCCCTGGGGTACCGCGCCTACCACACGCGGTTCAGCGTCTTCTCGGCGGCGGGGTACCCCGACCTGTGCCTCTGCCGCCCGCCCCGCCTGCTGTTCGCGGAGTTGAAGCGGGAGGGGCGCAAGCCCACGGTGGCCCGCCTCAGCCGGGGGGCGACGCCCCGCCTCGTCGAGGGCCAGGACGCCTGGCTGCGGGATCTGCTGGCCTGCGACGTGGAGGCCTACTGGTGGATGCCCAGCGACCAGGCGGACATCGTGACGATCCTGACCGAGGGCGCAACCCCCCAGATGGCGTGCGTGCGCCGGCTGCTGTCGCTGCTCAGCGCGTGATGCGGTTCGGTTGCCGAGTGTGTTAGGGTAGCAGTTGCGGGAGGCGATGCGAGTGACCGGACGACGGGGCGACCTCTCGTACGACGACCGGACGAGCGACGAGGAGCCCGTCCCCTACGAGCCCTACCGGGGCCGGTTCCGCCTGTGGAACCGGGGCCCGGACGAGTTGCGCTGCCTCTGGCAGAGCGGGTACGGGGCCGGGTGGGAGCGGGGGTGGCTCCGGATCCGGGATCCGTTCACCGGGGAGACCCTGGAGGTGCCCACCAAGTACACGCCGAGCCGGCCCTGGGCGGGGATCCCCGACGGGATCCACGCCCCCCAGTGGATGGTGCGCCGGGCGATGGACACCCTGCCACCCAAGAAGGAGAACCCGCCCGACGATGGACGCCCAACTGAGCCCCCGGGCCAGGCTGCGCCAGCAGACCTTCGAACGGGGCTCCATCCTCACCGCGATCCACATGGCCCGCCAGGCCATCTCCCTGATCGAGGGCCTGGACACCGGCCACCGGGGGGCGCTGACCTACGCCGACCTGGCCGGCCTGCGGGCGGCCGACCGGACGCTGGAACGCTGCCACCAGCACGTCCTGCGGGCGGAGGAGATCGAGACCCGCTCGTGGAGGGAGATCAGACCATGATGACCCAGTCGAGCTTCTTGGACGAGCCCCCGGAGGAGCGCCGGGCCCCGGAGGGCGGGGGCGGCCCGATCGGGCCGTACGCCCGGGGCAGCGAGACCAGCCGGGAGGCGGCCTACCTGTCCAGCGTCGCCGGCTCCCAGGGCGCCGCCCTGCGCCGGGTGTGGGAGTACCTGAAGGGCCGGAAGGACACCGGCGCGACCGACGAGGAGGGCCAGCAGGCCCTGCGGATGGAGGGGAACACGTACCGGCCCCGGCGGGTCGACCTGCAGCGCCAGGGGCTCGTGGTGGACAGCGGGTACACGCGGCTGACGGTGCGGCGCCGGCGCGCCGCCGTCTACATGGCGCGGGAGCACAGCCCCCGCCACCAGATCCCGGTGCGCTAGGAGGCGCCCGACGACGATGAACCCCTACGACGAGTACGAGGAGCAGACCCCCGACGGGCCGGGCTCCAACGAGGACTTCGACCTGTGGGACAGCCCGGACGGCGACGAGCAGGGCTTACCCGCCGGCGACGAACCGGCGGACAAGGCCCCCGGGCCCCGGGAGCCGGGGATCCCCAGCGGGTACCTGGAGTTGAGCCGGCTCCTGGCGCTCTCCCGGAAGGACTTGCGCGAGGCGGCCAAGACGCTGGGCCTGAACGAGGCCAGGTACATCGTGGACTGCTACTACCAGTGGCAGGGCTACCGCATCGCGGCCGCGGGCCAGGTGCGGAGCCTCAGCGCCCCCACCGTCCCCGGCCAGAAGGCCGAGCCCGCGGACGCCATCCGCTGGGTGATGGCCCAGATGATCAAGACCGAAGACGACCTGCGGGCCATCCTGGAGGTCTGGACGCGCTACGAGCCCTCGGGCATGGCGGCCTGGGCCCGCCTGCACGTCGGCATCGGGCCGGTGATCGCCGCCGGCCTGCGGGCCCACCTCGACATCACCCGGGCCCGCACGGTGGGGCACTGGTGGCGGTTCGCCGGCCTCGACCCGACCAACGAGTGGCTGGGCCGGGAGAAGGCCGCCGTGCTCCTGCGGGAGGCCTACGCCGGCGTGGGGCTCCGGGCCACCGACCGGCCGGACAACGACGTGCTGGCGTTCGTCAGCCAGCGCACCAAGCGCCCGATGGAGACGATCGCCCGCCTGGCCAAGGACAAGCAGGGCAACGTCAGCCGGGCGGCCCTGGAGGCCGGTCTCGCCCGCCGGCCCTGGAACGCCTCGCTGAAAGTCCTCACCTGGAAGTTAGGCGAATCCATGGTGAAGATGCAGAACCACCCGGAGTGCTACTACGGCCGGGTGTTCGCCGCCCGCAAGGCGCGGGAGCAGGCCATGAACGAGCAGGGGGCCTACGCCGACCAGGCCGAGCGCAAGCTCGCCTCGTACAACATCGGCAAGGACACGGACGCCTGGCAGTGGTACAGCGGGTGCCTCACCGTCGAGGCCGCCCGGCAGATCCTGGCCGCCCCCGCCGGCGACCGGCAGGGGCTGACCAAGAAGCTCGCCGGCGCCCCGGGCGCGGGCCCGCGGATGCTGCCCCCGGCGCACATCCACGCCCGGGCCAAGCGGTACGCCGTCAAGCTCTTCCTGGCGGCGTACCACGAGGAGAACTACCGCCGGCACTTCCACCGGCTGCCCCCCGTGCCGTTCGCCATGGCCCACCTGGGCCACGCCCACAAGCAGGAGTGCCCGGTGCCGTTCACCCCCGTGCCGGGGGACGACGACCGGACGCCCCAGCCCAAAGACAACCCGGCGTTCTGACCGGGCGCCGCGCCCCCGCAGGCCGCTGCGGGGGCGCGGGCCATCCTTCGGGTGGGAGCCATCGGTGCTGAGCGGGCCACCTTCGAGGCGGGGGCCAGATTGGGCGAGCGGGCCAGTCATCATCCGGGAGCCATTGTGACGGGGCGGGCCGGTGTCGAAGCGGGGGCCAACGTGGTAGGGCGGGCCGACGGGCCCGAGGGAGCCGGAATGGGCGAGCGGGCCACGTGCCAGGCAGGGAGCCAAACCCCGAGGGCGGGCCGTCCCACAGGAGGGGGCCGAGTCAGGAGTGCGGGCCATATCGGATGCGGGGGCCGTCACGAAGGGGCGGGCCTGGTGTCGAAGCGGGGGCCGAGGGAGGCGAGCGGGCCGGAGGTCGAGCCGGGAGCCAACGAGGCGAAGCGGGCCGTGATCGGCACGGGGGCCACAAGGCACGGGCGGGCCAATGTCAAAGCGGGAACCGCTGTGGTGGGGCGGGCCAACTGGGAGACGGGCGCCGAAGAGGCCGGGCGGGCCCTAGCAGGTGACGGGGGCCGTCGTGCAGGAGCGGGCCGTCGAAGGTGAGGGGGCCCTTAAGATCGGGCGGGCCACACCATGGGAGGGGGCCGGTGCTTAGGCGCGGGCCAACTGGATGCGGGGGAGCCATAGCACTTGGGCGGGCCGTGGGACATCCGGGGGCCGGGTCGCCGGGGCGGGCCGTTTGGCAGGAGGGCGCCATCGAGGCGGGTCGGGTCGGGTCGGCCGAGGGGGCCACGCTCCGAGCGCGGGCCACGTTGCGAGCGGGGGCCCTTCCAAGCGGGCGGGCCGTGTTGTTGGCGGGGGCCAGACCGAGTGGGCGGGTCAAGCGTGTGGAGGGCGCCGGAAGGTATGCGCGGGCCAATCTACCGCGGGGATCATGTGTGGGGTGCGGGCCGTCAATGACGAGGGGGCCACGCAGTGGGCGCGAGCCTTCTGCCACGCGGGGGCCACGCAAGGCGGGCGGGTCACACAGCGCGAGGGGGCCTGAGGGGGTGAGCGGGCCGAACCCGTTGCGGGGGCCGGGCAGGACGGGCGGGCCACAACGATAGTGGGGGCCAATGTAGTGGGGCGGGCCAAGTTGTCATCGGGAGCCACGAAAGGCGGGCGGGCCAGACACCAAGCCCGGGCACAGGCGCACGACGCGGGCCATTCTAGCCGCGGGGGCCCTTCTAGCGGGGCGAGCCGATGGTGCAAGCGGGAGACGCATCGAGTGGGCGGGCCAGAGACATGCGGGGGCCAAACGGGTGGGCGGGCCGGAGGTGGCGGGGGCGCCGAAAGGAGTGAGCGGGCCGATGGTGGTGGGGGCGCCGAAAGGGGTGAGCGGGCCATGTCTGGCGCGCGGGAGCCAGAGTTCGCGGGCGGGCCACCCACCGCGAGGGAGCCGAAGCACGAGGGCGGGCCGTCATGTCTGCGGGGGCCGGAGTACCAGCGCGGGCCGTGTACGTCGTGGGGGCCGTCGGGCTCGTGCGCGGGCCACGTCCGCCGCGGGGGCCGTGGCACCACGGCGGGCCTCGGATGATCAGGGGGCCATGGTGTCCGGGCGGGCCGTGATCTGCGCGGGGGCCATTGCACTCGTGCGGGCCGAAGCTCACGCGGGGGCCCCGCTGATGGGGCGGGCCGACATCTTCGGGGGAGCCGTCAACGGGGGGCGGGCCACGCCGCTGCGGGCGCCACGAGTGGCGCGCGGGCCAGACAGGCGGAGGGCGCCGGGTTCAGGGCGCGGGCCGTGGGAGCCGCGGGGGCCAGCCGATCGGAGCGGGCCATGTCGGGCCGCGGGGGCCGGAGTACGCGGGCGGGCCATAGAATTGCGGGCGCCATAGCGCGCGTGCGGGTCACTCAATTAGCGGGCGCCGTCCAGCAGGCGCGGGCCACCTCAGGCGAGGGAGCCGCACGTGTGGCGCGGGTCACACGAGCAGCGGGGGCCACACGACCACCGTGCGGGCCACAGCCTGCCCGGGAGCCAACCCGTCTGGTGGGCCATACTCGTACGAGGGAACCAGGGATGTCGGGGCGGGCCGACAACGATGCGGGGGCCGGAGTACGCGGGCGGGCCAACCTCCTAGCGGGGGCCGAAGAGGAGAAGCGGGCCGACAGCGTTGCCGGGGCCGAGATCGGCGGGCGGGCCGCCTACGTCGTGGGAGCCGTCAGGGCCGGGCGGGCCAGCGTGTCCAGCGGGGGCCAGAATACGAGCGCGGGTCGTCTGCGATGCGGGGGCCGAGACCCACGCGCGGGCCACGTCGCTTGCGGGGGCCGAGCGCCTGGATGCGGGCCGTCCTGATTGCGGGCGCCACATCTCCTGCGCGGGCCACCGCCCCTGTGGGGGCCTCCCGCTCGGTGCGGGCCATACTTGCAGTAGGGGCCAATTACCGGGTGCGGGCCGTACAGCGCGCGGGGGCCGGCAGGAGCGGGCGGGCCACACGAACAGCGGGGGCCAAGTAGTAGGGGGCGGGCCACATCCCTTGCGGGTACCGGGTGTGCAGGGCGGGCCACCGCAGCGGCGGGCGCCATACTTGCAGGGCGCGGGCCACGTACTCAGCGGGTACCATTCCCCGGATGGACGACCAGCCTCCCCCGGCAGCCGAACCGCAACCCCTCACCCTGGTCTTCGAAGGCCGCACGGACGGGATCCGGTACGGCTCCTGGGCCCTGGTGAACCGCCGGCTGCTGGCCGGGCTCCGGGCCGAGGGCCACTTCGTCCACGTCCTGAAGCCCACGGCCCCGGCGCCCCACGCGAGCCTGGGGCCGGACGCCTGGGTGTCCCACTACTACCCGGGCCTGGAGCCGGCCCGGGCCTTCCGCCTCCCCGACCTGGGCGTCCCCTGGTTCCCCTGGGTGGCCTGGGAGCACGGCCCCCCGCCCGGGGACTGGCTGGAGGCCTGGCACGCCGGCCGGGCGCGGGGGGTCTGGGCCTGCAGCGCCCACGCCCGGCGCCTCCTCTTGTCGGCCGGCGGGCCCCACGCCCTCGACCCGGCCCGGGTGCGGGTGGTGCCGTACGGCGTCGACCCGCGGGTCTTCCGGCCCGACGGGGAGACCTGGCCGGTGGAGCGGGAGGGGATCTTCCGGGTGCTGTACGTCGGGGGGGCGATCGGGCGCAAGGGCTGCGACCTGGCGGTCACGGCGTACTGCCGGGCCTTCACCCCGGCCGAGCCCACCGGCCTGGTGCTCAAGCTCCAGGGCCAGAAGAGCTTCTACCGGGAGGCGCCGGCGGTGCAGGCCCCGGAAGACCGGCGCGACTGGCAGATCGCCGTGAGCGACCGCTACAGCGACCCGGAGATGGCCGCCCTGTACCGCTCGGTGGACGTGGTGATCCAGCCCTACCGGGCCGAGGGCTTCTGCCTGCCCCTCCTGGAGGCGATGGCCTGCGGGGTGCCGGTGGTCTACCCCGCCCACGGGCCGGCGCCGGAGTTCGTCCCCCCGGACGCGGGCATCGCCTGCGCCGTGTGGCGGGGCGAGCCGGACGCGGACGACCTGGCGAAGGCGCTGCGCTGGCTCTGGAGGCACCCCGAGGAGCGGGCCCGGATGGGCCAGGCGGGCGCCCTGGCGGCCCAGACCCACTCCTGGCGGGACGTGGCTAAGGCGGTGGCCCGGGAGGTGCGGGGGGCGATCGCCGCTCCCGCCCCTCCCGCCGCTCCCGCAGCCGGCGAGCCACGCCCCCCGTATCGGGAGGCCTGGCAGCCGTGAGCGTGGCGACGTTGACCCCCAGGGCGTAGCCCAGGACGCCCACGGCGACGCAGTGGTACCAGAAGGGCAGCACGAAGGCGCCCGTCACCAGGCTCGCGGCGAAGAGCAGCAGCCAGAACGCGACGAAGAGGAAGGCGACCGCCTCCCGGGCGATGAAGGCGGCCACCGCCACCTCCGGGGGCGCCGGGTTGACGGGCGCCGCCTCGGGCTCGTCCCCGCGCTCGTCTTGCGTGTCGTCACTCACCGCGCCTCCGTCAGGACGCGCAGGATCCCCAGGGCGCACCCCAGGGCCGCCGAGCCCACCAGGAGCAGGACTTGCTGGGGGTCGGTCAGGTCGCCCGGGTGACCAGGAGCACGGTCTCCAGCAGCACCACCAGGAAGAGGCCCGCCACCAGGAGGTGCAGGGCCAGGCGTTCGTCCTCCCGGTAGTGGGGCGCCCGCCGTCGGAGCCAGCCCACCAGGCGTCGCCGCTGTAGCGACCACCACGGTGACCACGGTGACCACCACCGTGCGCTCCACGGGCGGGCCGGGGACGGGGTACGGGACATAGACCACCTCGGGGCTAGGGTTCGGCTGGGTCGTCCGGCTGGGCGCCTCCTGTGGGGTCTGGGGCCCGGGGGTTGCCGTGGTGGTCGCCCCCTCGGTGCTCGCCGGCGACGCGCTCGCGCTTGCCGTGGGTGTGGGGGTGGCTGTGGGTGAGGGTATTGCGGGCTCGGTGGGTGTGGACGTGGGCGTGGAGGAAGGGCCTGTCACGCTCGTGGTGCTCTCGCTGCCACTCGCCGGTGGGGACGGTGGGGGTGGCTCCGGTGGTGGCACCGGGCTGGTCGAACTGGACGCCGGGAGGGCCGGCCCGGGCGGCGGCGAGGGCGATGTCGAAGGCGTCGGGGACGGAGAGGAGGTCGGCGTCGGGCTCCTCGTCGCGCCGGGGAAGGGGCCAGGGGGGCAGCACGGGCGCGGTGAAGGTGAAGGTGACGGCGTCGGGGTCGTGGTCGTCGATGAAGCGGAGGTCGAAGACGGCGGTACCGGTGAGGGTTGCGAGGATCCGGCCGTCGCCGTCGATGAGGCGGCACTCCCACTGGTTGGCGTCCCGGTCACCGATGAGGTCGCAGCGGAGGTGGCGGACGGCGTCGAGGTTGGCGTCTGGACGGTCTCCGGACATACCCCTCCTGGTGGGTCGAAGATGTCGAGCGGGTGCGCGCGGTGGGCCTCGGCCGCCGACGGGGGCAGGCGCAGCGTCGCGTAGGTGCCCCCTACGGCGTGGCAGACGACGACGGTGGCGGGCTGGGCTAGGACGCGGGGCGCGCCTGCGTGCAGGCCCACCAGAGCAAGCAGGCCCACCCCAGCCAGACGAGCCAGCCGAGGAGACGCCATGAGGGCCTCGGGGGGCGCATCAGGGCACGAGGAGCGAGAGGGTCAGGAAGGCCAGGCCGGCGGCCACCAGGTTGAGCCTGGGCCCCGGGGTGTAGAGGGCGGCGACGGCGAACAGGACGGCGGCCACGAGGAGGAAGACCTGGCGCAGGGCGAGCCTCATCGGCCGGTCACCTCCTCGCCCCCTACCTCTTGCTCACCTGGTACTGGCCCCGGCCCACCCGCTCCACCTCGCCCTCGGCCACCAGGGCCGAGAGCACGTCGAAGGCGTACTCCGGGGAGATGCCGGCCGCCTTGGCCACGTCCGCCGGGGTGGCCGGGGTGGCGCTCTGGCGCAGGTACTGCAGGGCCTGGGTGGCGCGCTTGTTGCGCCGGGTGACCCGGATCCGCTGGACGTGGACGCGGATCCCGGCGGCCTTCAGGGTCTGGCGCAGGGCGGCCAACTCCTGGTCGATCGCGGTCAGGTGGGCGTCGATGCGGTGGGCGAAGGCCTGCCAGCGGTCGTCGTCGTTCATCCCGACCAGGATACCTCCTCACCCGGCAACCAGACCGCACACCCGGCGTCGAACAGTTGGTACCGCCCGGCGGGCTTGTCCCCGCTGGGCGGCACGTCCTGCTCGTCGGTCAGGGGCGCGCCCCTCCACCGCCCGGCGTTCCATTCGCTGCGCCAGGCCGCCGGGATGGCGAAGTCGGCCGTGTCGGGGTTCCAGTAGCCCGCCCAGACCGCCGCCTGGATCGCCGCCGTCTGCGCGCCGTTGAGGATGCTCACGATCACCTCCGGGGGCGGGGCGGGCCCGCCGCTGCTCTCGGCCAACACCAGGGCCTTGGCCGCCTGCCACCAGTCGTAGGGGTTGAAGTACGCGGCCTCCACCTGGCCCTTCGTCCACCGGTAGGGCCACTGGTACCAGCCGTAGGCCGGGGGCCCCTTGGTGAGTTCGACGTGGGCGTGGGCGCAATCCCAGCCACCAGTACGCCCACAGCGGCCGTAGGGTTCCCCAGGGGTGAGCCGTTGACCGACACTGACCAGCACGGTCTGCAAGTGGTCGTTGTGCAGGTAGGTTGGGGCCGGGCAACAAGGGTCGTCCAGTTCGATCCAAACGTGATTTCCCTCACCGGAGGTGTATCCGTCCCACCAGAGCACGGCCCGCACGACGCCCGCCAGCGGGCTGACGCAGTACAGGCCCTCGTCGTCGTTGCAGGAGGTGCCGCTGTTCAAGTCCAAACCAGGGTGCACGGTCTGGCCGCCGTCGGTGGGGCTCAGCCAGCCGTAGCCCCCCATGAGGGGGTTCGCGGGGTTGGTGCCCTGCAGGGGACAGAAGAGCCGGCCGTCGACCGTGACGAAGCCCCCCGTGGCCTGCAGGGTGGCGTCCACCACGGGGGGCCCCTCGCCCGGCTGGGAGGCCCCCGGCCCGGGGGGCGCGTGGTGGCCGAACGGGGGCGGGGTCACCGCCTCACAGCCCCGCCGCCCGCACCACGTCCAGCAGGGCCGCCCGGCGCGCGCTGGCCAAGCCGGCCAGGGCCGGGTACGTCTGGCGGATCGCGTCCAGGAGCGCCGCCGGACGGGGGGAGCGGGCCTGCAGGGCCTCCTGCAGCGCCCGATCCCGGGGCGAACGGTGGGCCGGCGGGCCGGCCCGGGGGGTCACCTCGTCGCTCACGTCGGCGCCTCCTGCTTGAGCAAGATGACGGCGGGGATCACCAGGGAGAAGGGCCCTTGCGCCTCCTTCCCCTCCACGTAGGCCCCGATCAGGTCTTGCACCCCGGGCGTGGCGCTGATCACCCGGGTGAGGCGCGCCACCATGGCCGGGGGCAGGGCGAGGCTGCCCTCGGGGAGGCGGGGTTGCCCGTTGGGGGCCGGGTCGGGCGGGGCCTCGGTGACGATGTCCGTCATGGGCGCTCCTCTCAAGACTTGCGGGTGACGACCGTGACCTGCCAGGCGCTCCCGTCCCAGCGGCGCACGGTGGCCGGCGCCCAGGCGCTCCCCGTCCACCGCTGCACGGCCGCGCTGGGCCAGAGCGCCGAGCCCAGGCCGACCGTCGGGGCGCCCAGGGCCCCGGCGCTCGCCACCGCCCCGGCGGCCGAGACGGCCACCGGCCCGGTGGCCAGCACGGGCGTCCCGAGGGCCCCCGCGGTGGCGATCCCCGGGGGCGCGACCTGCACCACCCCGGCGGGGGCGACGAGGGGCACGCCCGGGCCCTCGGCGGTGGTGATCCCCGTGACCGCCAGGGTGACCGGGCCCACCGTGAGGGCGGGGGTGCCGGGCACCCCCGTGGTGGCGATCCCGGTGGGGGCCAGGGTGGCCACGTTGCTCAGCACGGCGAGCCCGGAGGCCTCGCCCGTGCCGATCGCCCCGGCGGCGCTGATCCCCACGGGCCCCGGCTGGAGCGTGGGCACGCCCGGGGCGGCGGCCGAGACGATGCCGACCCCGGAGACCGTGACCGGCCCGACGGTGACCACGGGGGCGCCGGAGCCCTCCGCGGTGGCCACCCCGGCGGGGCTCAGCACCTGCTGGATGGTCAGGGCGGGGGTGCCCAGGGCCCCGGGGCTGGCGATGGCCCCGGCGGCCGAGACCGCGGCGGGCCCGGCGGTCACGACGGCGAGCCCCGACGCCTCGCCCGTGGCCACCCCGGCGGGGGAGAGCGTGACCGGGCCCAGGGCCAGCGAGGGGGCCCCCAGGGCCTCGGCCGTGGGCACGGCCACCGGGCCCAGGACGGCGGGGAGGCTGGCCGTCCCGATCGCCTCCGCGGTGGGGATGCCCGCCGGGGTCAGGACGACCGGGACGGAGAGGCCCAGGGCGGCCCAGGTGACCCGCGTCCGGCTGCCGGTGGGGTAGGCGAAGGCCATCGTCAGGCCGTCGTTGTTGCCCGCCTGGCTGAGCGTGCTGTTCACCCCGCTGACGCCGGTGTAGGGGCTGGTACCGATGGCGTAGCCCTGGGCGATCCCGTTGTTCCCGGAGCGGTTCACCGTCACCGTCCCGTACTGGGAGGGCTGCGAGGCCGTGGTGGGGCCCGAGGCGCAGGTGAAGGCGACCACGAACAGGGTCACGGCGGTGCCCTGGATCGTCAGGCCGGGGAAGGTGCAGGTCGTCGAGGAGGCGTTGACCGAGCGGCCCACGCTGTCCCCGCCCCCGCTCATGGGGGCGAAGGGGCTGCTGGCGCCCGTGGGCACGCCCCGGATGCCCAGGATCTGGGCCGAGCGCAGGACGGTGCTCGACCCGAAGGTGACCGTCGGGGCGGTGTCCCCCGCCACCGCCCGGCGCCACCAGACCTCGGTGCGCAGGGCGGTGCTGTTGTTGCCGGTCAGGTTGGCGACCTGCGTCCAGCCCGCCAGGGCGGTCATGGCCGTGGTGTCCTTGCGCGCCGCCACCAGGACGTGGATGTCGTTGGCCGCCCAGCCGGCGGGCAGCCCGGGCGCCAGGGTGGCGGCGTTCGTGGAGGTGGAGACGAAGGCGCCGGCGGCGACGAAGGTGGGGGCGGGCACGGCCTGGTTGGCGGTGAAGCGCAGGCGCAGGCCGGTGTAGTCGGTGATGGCGTCCGCCTGGGCGCCGGTGAGCGGGTGGCTGAAGGTGGTCGCCGTCGTCGTGGCCGTGTCCGTCCACAGGGCGGGTGTGCTCAGCGCGTTGGCCCCCTGGCGGAGTTCCGTCTGCAGGGACGCGGTGGGCGCAGCGTCCACCAGCCCCCGGACGAGGACGACGTGGCCCCCGCTGGTGAGGGGGTCGGTGAGGGCGCCGAGGGTGGCCTCGTAGGCGTCGTTGGCCGGGCCCACGGACGACTGGTCGTAGTCGGCGTCGCTGATCGCGGTGTCCGGCTCGTCGATCGAGGCGGAGAGGTTGGTGGTGCCCCCCGTCTCGGTCGACCAGCCCCCGATGCTCACGTCGGAGGCCGGCAGGGCGGACGGGGCCGGCAGGTTGAAATTGTCGAACTTCGCCACGCCCGCGGTGATCCCGCCCGTGTAGGTGCCGGCGAAGAGGCGAAGCTGGACGACGGCCAGGCTGAAGGGCGAGGCCCGGCTGTCGAGCAGCGTCCAGGAGCCGACCTGCCCCGTCGCGCTGTACCACCAGGAGAGCGTGCCCCCGCTCTCGGTCATCCGCCACCAGTCCGTGCTGGCGGTGAAGGGCGTGGTGTTGTACGTGGTGACCGCCCCGGCGACGGTCACCTGGGCGCAGAGGGTCGTCCCGTCGCAGACCAGCCGGGCGACGTTGTTGCCGTCGAGGGCGGCCTCCAGGGCGGCCGTGCGCCCCGTGCCCCCGGTGCCGGGGTCGAGGCACTGCACGACGAGGGACGAGCCGGTCAGGTCGTAGAGGGCCTGGGACGAGACCCCGCAGTAGCCGGTGCCCCCGTCGTTCAGGTCGAGTTCGATGCGCTGGTTGACCTCCTGGACGGCCGTGCCCGCGTTCGCGGACGCCGCCCACTTGGTGGCGTCCAGGCTGTTGTCGTCGAAGGTGTCGGTGAGGGTCGAGGCCTTGGGCGGCTGGCCCGCCTGGTAGTGGGCCAGGACGCGGGTGGCCGAGAGGACGGTGGGGTAGAACGCCACCTCGTCCACCCGGCCGTTGAAGCCCGCCGGGCCGCCCCAGCCGATGGCGAGCCCCCCCAGCATCATCGGGGTGTTGGTGTCGTTCGTCCCCGGGGTCTGGGTCGCGGCCGCCGAGGTGTCCGCGACCCCGTCCCCGTACAGCCGGTACGTGGTGCCGTCGTACGTGGCCACCAGGTGGTGCCAGGCGTCCAGGGCGTACGTCCGGGCGCTGTCCACGAACTGGGCGTCCTTGACCCGGCACTCGAACTGGAAGGTCGCGCCGATGTTCAGGAGGAGGAGCCCGTAGCCCCCGTTGGCGTTGTTGTGGCACCCCAGGATCGTGCTGGCGGTGTTGGCCGAGCCGGAGGGGACGTAGACCCAGGCCTCCAGGGAGAAGGCGGTGGGCTGGCTGTACGCCGGGTTGACGCCCAGGTTGCCCCACGGCCCGGTGGTGTTGCCGTTGGCGTTCGTCATCCCGTGGGAGGAGCCCCCCAGGGGCAGGGTCGCCTGCTGGAAGGCGTGGCCCGAGTAGAGCCCCGCGTAGCAGCCGTGGCGGTTGCTCCCCGAGGCGTCCGTGATCCCGGTGCCGGGCAGGTCGCTCAGGCGCCAGTAGCCGGTGGGGGCGTCCGCCAGGACGGCGGCGCTGTAGCCGTTGCCCGCCGGGGCGGGCGTGAAGCCGGCGTTGTAGTGGGCCTGCACCCGGGCGGCCGGGAGGGCCGTGGCGTACAGGGCCACCTCGTCCATCGCGCCGGTGACGTAGCTGTAGCGGTCGTCGCGCGTGCCGAGGAGCACCGCCAGGGTGTTCGTCGTCACGCCGGTCGCGCTGATCGTCCCGGTCTGCACCTGGCGCCCGTTGACGTAGAGCGTCACGGCGGTGCCCGCCTTCGTGGCCACGAAGTGGCACCACATCTGCCGGGGCACCTGGCCGGCGGGGCTGGCCACGGACTGCGTGCCCGACGCCGTGTACTGCAGGAACTCCAGGCCCCCGCTCGGGGTCACCCGCATCTCGAAGGTGTTCGCCGCCGCGCCGTTGCTGGTGTCCTTGGTGACCAGGAAGGCGTAGTTGGCGTAGGTGGTCAGGGACGCCCAGGCCTCGACCGTCAGGTCGCCCGTGAGGTTGAAGGCGGCGTTGTGGGCCACGGAGACGAACTCGGTCGCGCCGTCGAAGGGGGCGGCGTTGTCCCCGGTCACCCCGCCGGGCTGGGTCGTGGACGTGGTGACCGAGACGGCGTGGGAGCCCGAGCGGGCGTTGCCGCTGGTGTCGAGCACCGTGAACCCGGTCTCCCCGAGGCGCCAGTAGCCGACGGGGGCGTCGGCCATGACCGCCCCGGCGTACGGCTGGCCGGCGGCGTAGTGGGCCTTGACGCGGGCGGCCGAGAGGGCGGTGGGGTACACGGCCACCTCGTCGAGGAGGCCCGCGACCTGCTCGGTGCCGTCCGGCGCGCAGCCGATCCCCACCCCGGTGGCGATCGCCGTCGTCCCCGTCGCCCCGCACGCCGTCGTCCCCAGGACGTTCCCGTCCTTGTAGACGGTGATCGTCTGGGTCGCCCGGTTGAGGGTGACGGCGTAGTGGTGCCAGGTGTTGGCGGTGACCGACGTGTTGACGCCGTACGAGACGGCGTCGAGCGCCGACAGGAAGAGGATCTGGTTGCTGTTCGTGCACAGGGCCCAGTTGGCGCCGCCGGTGGCCCCCTGGCCGACGAGCCGGCGCTGCCCCGAGCCGGGGCCGTTGGTGTTGAACCAGCACTCCAGGGTGAAGCTGGTCAGGTCGAACGAGGCGCTGTCCGGGACGAGCACGCCGGAGCCCCCGGCGAGGAGCGAGACCGCGGTGTCGGCGTCCCCGCCCAGGGCCCCCCGTTGCCCCAGGAGCGTCTGGGTGCCGGCGCCCTGGTACGTGCCGTGGTTGGCCGACGCGCTGGCGTCGGTCGCGGTCGTCCCGCCGGCCTCGCCCAGCCGCCAGTAGCCGACCGGCCCGTCGGCCAGCACCTCGTCGCGGTACGCCACGCCCTACCTCAGAGCTTGAAGATGCGGTTGGCGCCGTTGTCCCAGGCCACCGTGATGTCGCCCCCGTTGGGGGTGACCGGCAACCCGGTCGCCGTGTCGATGAAGGCGATGAGGCGCTGCGCCGTCGCGGCCACGTCGGCCCCGCCGGTGACGGCGGACGACTGGAAGACGAAGATGGCGGTGATCGCCGCGCCGGAGGGCACGGCGCTGAAGGTCACGTCGGCGGCGTCCGCCACGCCGGAGGTGATGGTCTTGGTGCCCAGCGCGGCCGAGGTGGACACCAGGGTGGCCCCGGCGCCCGTGGCGTCGCTGACGAACTTGTGGGCCGCGGTGAAGGTGTAGCCCCGCACCAGGGAGGCCTTCACCACCGCGGTGTCCCAGTCGATCTCCCCCGCCAAGAAGCCCTCCCGGCCGGGATCCCAGAGTGCCGATGCCATGGTGTCCTCCTACCAGATCCACAGGTCGCCCGTCGCCGGGCTGGACGGGGCGCTCGCGTTCACGGTGATCTTGGGTTGCAGCGTCGTGCCGTAGGTGGGCGGGTTGGTGAAGGTCGCGTTCGTCGTCCAGAAGTTGTTCCAGTACCGGTTGGAGAAGCCCAGGTCGTAGGCAGCGTGGGCGAACGGGCGGAACGGGCAGTTGACCCCCAGGACGCCGGTGGTGATGCGCAGGAGGGCGGCGTCGGTCGGCGTCGCCCCCGGCCCGAACTCGACGCGGTCGTAGTTCAAGCGGGCGCGGGGCTCGGGCTCGCTGCCGTAGCGCACCTGGAACCACATCGGCGTGCTGGGCGTGTTGACCTCCACGTTGCCGGTGAGCGTGCCCCCGGTGAGCGGGAGGTAGCTGCCCCCGCCCCCCGGCGGGGCGTAGAACCCGTCCGCGTTCCAGACGATCGCGTTCCCGCTCTGCGCGGAGACGGTGATCGCCCGGTTCTGCCACGTCAACTGGTCGGTGGCGTTGGTCGTCAGGAGCAGGTCGGCGGTCTTGGCCTGGTTCCGCCACGCCACGGACTGCCCGGGGGCCAGGCGCAGGGCGCCCGTCCGGGCGCTGTTGGCGGCGTCGATCTCCACGTACCCGCCCTGCGACCAGACCCCCAGCCAGGAACTGGCCTGCAAGGCGCTCTCGGCCCAGAGCAGCCCGGGCGCCTGGCGCTGCAACACGGTGTCGGTCGAGGACGTGCCCCCGGGCCCGAAGCCCAGTTCTCCGCCCCCGGTGGTGGCCTCCAGGTAGACCCGGTAGGCGGAGGGGCCGTCCGTGTCGTACCGCATCCAGATGCCGGCGTGGCCGCCCACCAGGTTGAGTTGATCCTGGATGGTCACGTCGCCGGTGAAGGTGTCGCCGGCCTTGAGGACGTACCGCACGTCGGCGTCGGCGGTGCTGACCGCCCCGATGTCCGCCGGGACGAGCACCACCGCCCCCGTCTTCCCGTTCACGCTGGAGACCGAGGGCGGGGTGAGCAACTGCTGCCAGTTGCCCAGCACGGTGGGGTCGGTGCCCCGCAGGATGTACGTGCTGTTCTGGTCTCCCCTGATGGCGAGATCCCCTTGCTGGGCGGGGAGGGCCAGCATCGCGGCCTGGTTGGCGGCGAGGAACGTCTGGGTGAGGGCGATCAGGGGGAGGTACTGGGCGGGGATCGTCCCGTCGGGGGCGAGCGGGGCGATGCCCCCCGGCTGGCCCACGAAGCTGTTCTGCACGTACCGCTGGTCGGCCTGGTCTTTCGTGTAGACCGGGGCCCCGAGGCTCATGTACCGGGCGTCCCCCTGGGCCGGCGTCAGGTAGGTGGCGTCGGCCTGGGTCTTGGTCAGGTAGTCCGGGGGCGGGAGCAGCCCGGTCGAGCCGTTGACCTGGATGTCCAGCCACTGCATGTAGGCCCGCAGGTCGAGGATCGCGTCGTAGAGCGACCGCTGGCGGATCGTCCAGGGCTTGCCCCCCTGGGAGAACGGCGTGTCCGGCGGGGGCGTGGCCACGAGCCCACTCGGGGCCTGCGCAGCCCGGGCCCCGGGGGCGCCGTTCGAGGCGCCCAGGGCGTTGACGATCGGCCGGCCGTTCGTCGTCGTCATCAGATCGCTCCCGCGATGCGCCGCCTGCGGTAGGCGGCCTCCAGGCCCGTGTTCCAGGCCACGCCGTAGGGGGCGTAGTAGTCGGCCCTGGTTCTGCCCCAGGAGCCGGCCCCGCCGGTGCCCCCGCCGCCCTGGGCGCCCGCGCCCCCGGGCCCGCCCCCGCCGCCGCCGGCCTGCACCGCGCCCCCGCCGGAGACCCGTTCGAAGCAGAGCCAGACGGAGCCCCCGCTCCCCCCGCCGCCCCCGCCGCCCCCGACGCCGGCCGTGGCGGCGCCCCCGGCCCCGGCCCCGCCCGGGGCGTGGATGATGCCCCCGGAGGCGACGTAGAGGGCCGTGCCGCTGAGCTTGGCGGCGCCCCCGCCCGCCCCGCCTCCCCCGGCGCCCGCGCTGACCGGGGCGTAGGCCGCGTACGACCACTGGCCCCCGGCCCCGGCGGCGCCCTGGCCGGCGTTGTTGACGCCGCTGTTGGGGTTGAGGGAGCCCGGCTGGCCGGGCGAGGCGTCCGCCACCGTCAGGAAGCCGGCGTTCGTGCCGAAGCTGACGTAGATGTGGCCGCCCCCGCCCCCGCCCCCGGAGCCCCCGGGGTTGCCCCCGTACGTGGTGGCGAAGTCGCAGTCCCCGCCCCGCCCGCCCCGGGCGTACACCTGGACGGAGCACTGCATCACGTTGGCCTCGATGCGGCAGTGGCCCCCGGCGCCCCCGCCCCCGCCCCCGGAGCCCTCGTTGGCGCCCGAGCGCCCCTGGCCGGCGGCCCCCGGCTGGCCGTCCAGGATGATCCGCCCGGCCCCCAGCAGCCGGTTGCAGACGATGCGCAGGCTGGCCCCGCCCGCCCCGCCGTTGCCCCCCACGAACTGGTTGTTGGGGCTGTTCTGGCCCCCGCCGCCCCCGCCCCCCGAGCCGGCGGCGAGCGAGGCGGCGGAGACGGCGTTGTAGGCCGGGCCCCCGGCGCCCCCGTGGACGACGACGGGGTTGTTGTAGCCCTCGCCCCCCGCGCCGCCCGCGCCCCCGTGGCCCGCGCCCCCGCCCCCGCCGGGGCCCCCGCCGGAGCCGGCGGCGTTCTGCCGGGACTGCCCGCCCTGCCCCGGGGCCGGCCCCGCGCCCGCGGGGGCCGGGGTGGCGTTGGGGGTGTTGCTCGCGCCCCCGGCCCCGCCCCCGTAGCCCCGCCAGGAGCCGTCGATCACGCCGTCGAGGATCAGGTCGCCGGTGCAGCGGATCACCCCCACCCCGGTGCAGTGGGCCGTCACCCCGGCCGGGACGGTCAGGGTGTGGTAGTCCCAGGTGGCGTTGTTCCAGTCGTAGCCGCCGGTGGCGGTCTGGTCGCCCCCGCTGCCCGTCCCCAGGTCGAGGGGGCTCCCGCCCCCGGCCCCGCCCGCCCCGCCGTTGCCCCCCGCACAGGTGTTGTCCACCGGGTTGTCCAGGGGGACGTTGGCCAGGGCCTCGTACTGGGCCCCGCCGCCCCCGCCCCCGCCGGGGTTGGCGCCCCCGCCCGCGGCCCCCGCGGCGCCGGCGCCGTAGTAGGCCCCGCCCCCGCCCCCGCCTCCCCCGCCGGCGCCCGAGGCGGCCCCGGCGCCCCCGTTGCCCGCCCCGTTGACGGCGGCCGTCTGCACGACGACGGCCCCGTACACCTCCATGTTGCCCGTACGCACGTCGGCCCCGTGCTGGATCGTCAGGGTGTGCCCGGCGTTGACGGCGATGTGCGTCCACTGCCCGGTGCCGATCGTCGCGTTCCCCGCGGTCGAGAGGAACCCGTTGGCCCCGTTGGAGTGGCTGCGGCGCAGGAGGGGCACCGCTAGCTCCCGAACCGCACGTCGACCGCCCGGAGGCGGGTGGCGCCGGGCGGGGCCAGGCACTGGACGTACATCGTGCAGAGGTACCCGGCGTACGACGCCGGGACGGCGGCCCAGACGTGGTCGTGGTGGGTCATGAGGTTCGCCGTGTAGGGCACGACCCGGTCAGCGATGGCGGCCCAGCCGGTGTCCGCGCTGCTGGCGTCCGCCAGGGCGGCGCCCCCCAGGCGCCAGGTGGCCGACTGGGTGGTGGGGCTCCACGTCCAGTACCGGAAGGTGATGTCGCCCCCCGCGAACGCCTGGGGGATCGTCAGGTTGATCGAGGCGTACCCGTTGGCCCCCGCCTGGAAGACCAACTCGTACCGCTCCGTCCCGCTCTGGCGGAACTCCGGGTCGCAGCCGGAGACGGGGGTGAGCCCCTCGGCGCCCAGGGTCTTGCCCCCCGTCCCGCCCCCCGTGGGCACGCCGGCGCGCAAGTACCGGGCGTCCCCCAGGGTCTGGGTGAGCACCGGGCTGCCCCCCAGGGCGAGGGCGTTCGGCCCGCTGCGCTGGAGGGCCGTGTCGAGGGCCTGGGCGGTGTCCACGGGGCCGAAGAAGAGGGTGTCCCGGGCCGCCGGGTTCAGCAGCACCGGCTGATCCACGATCGTCCCCGGCCCGCCCCCGACCGCGCTCTCCCGCACCAGGTTCCCCGTGCCGACGGTGCCGGTGGCGATCGCCGCCCCGTCCAGGGCGCCCCCGCCGGCGGGGGTCTGGTGGGCGTGCTGGGCCAGGCTGAAGTCGTCGATCGCCGGCACGATCAGGATCCCGTGGTCGATCGTCTTGTTGGTCAGGGTGACCGACGCGGTGGTCGTGACGGCGTTGTCCAGCACCAGGAAGTTGTCGTTCAGGTCGGTCACGAGCGCCGGGTCGTCCAGGGAGGGCATCTTCAGGCCCAGGAGGGGCGTGATCGACATGAGGGGCGTGACCGACGCCGCGGTGGGCAGGGCCAGGGCCTTGGCCACGGCCTGCTGGACGAGCGCGTCCAGCGCGCTGGGCGCCGGGGGCATGCCGACGGGCGGGGGCTCGACGCCGACCATCACTGCAACTCCAATAGGTCTTGCCAGGAGTGCTGGCTGATCTGGCGCCAGGTGTACAGGGAGACGGTGCGCCAGGTGCCCTGGTCGCGGGCCCGCTGCTCCACCGCCACCACGTCCACCAGCAGGGGGATCTCCCCGGAGTAGCCGGCCTCGCCCGCGCTCGCCGCCCGCAGGCTGATGCCGTCCACGGGCACGGACACGTCGTAGGCGATGCCCCACTCGTCCGTCAGCACGAGGGCCCCGGAGGCGCCGGCCAGGCCCCGCAGGGTCTTCAGGGCCAGGCTGGGCACCTCCGGGTCGCCCCAGCCCGAGGAGCCCGAGGGGGCGTAGGCCCCGCTGGAGAGGTCGAGCGTCATCTCGTGGCGCCAGACGGGCGTGGGGCGCAGGTCGTACTCGGCGGTCACGGAGTACACCTGGGGCGTCGTCGTCGGGTCGCCCGTCGTCAGGCGGATCCCGCAGTCGAAGCCCCGCCCGTACAGCGGGGGCACCAGGTGGTTCTTGGCGCCCACCCCGCTGCGCTGGAGGGGCCCCTCGGTGTAGCCGAAGGGCTGCCCGGAGGGGTCGGGGACGCCGGTGTCGAGCTTCCACCGCAGGCGGATCGTCTGCGCCCCCGTCTGCGTGTACCCGTCGAGCTTGCGGTCGAGGGGCGCGCACAGGGGCGTCAGGCTGTACCAGGCCTTGTTGATCGCCGGGAAGCGCGCCAGCAGCCGGCTGTAGTACAGCGTGCCCGCCGGGGCGTAGGGGTAGTCCGCGTCGGCCCGGGGGTCGCGCCCCTGGCCCGGGAGGTGGTACCAGCCGAAGGCGAAGGTGTCCGGCTCCCCCACCGGGGGGTTCGGCTCGGCGGCGAAGTACGTCTGGCGGTCGAACAGCAGGCGCGGGGCGTCCGCGTCGGCGGCGTCCGCGCCCACCGGGCAGGGGGCGACGTACGCCATCACCCGGCACCGGGCGTAGTCCGCCTGCTGCCCGAAGGGGAACCAGGTAGTCTTGGCCTGCCCCCCCTGGACGAGCACGTTGGCCTTGTACACCCAGGAAGGCCCCTGGGGGTTCTCCCGGAAGGCGTAGAGGTTGTGCGCGTCCCCGGCCAGGGCGGTGACCGGGCCCCGGGGCGCCCGGGGGGCCAGGCTGCTGGTCTCGTTCTCCGTGGGCCCCGCCTTCTCCAGGGCAAAGCCCCCGCCCGCCGGGCTGATGGCGTACACCCCGGCGCCGGTCGGCAGCCAGAGGATCCCCCGCCAGACGGTCACCCCCTCGTAGTAGAGGCGCTCCCCCCGAAGCTCGGGGAACAACTCCTCCTCCAGGGTGCGCCGGTCGCCGGACAGGAGGTAGACCCCCTCCCGATCCTTGAGCACCAGCACCCGCCCGTTGAACACCACCAGCCGGCTGATGTCGATCGCGGCGTCCCCGATCGGGTCGATCACGTTGAACAGCGTCGGGGCGTTGCCCCCGTCGTCGAAGACGGCGACCATGGCGTTCCCCAGGCGGGGGGACTTCATCGCCACGACGCACTCCCCGTCTAGCTCCACCATCGACTGGACGCCCCCGGTCAGGCCCCCCGTCGCCAGGCAGGCGCTCCAGGAGCCGCCCCCGTTGGTGGATCGCTGCAAGGGCGTGCCGTACCCGCAGGGCTGGTACCAGTCCTCCGTCCCCGTCACGTCGCCCGTGCCCAGGAACGCGGTGATCCCGTCCGTGGCGTGGGCGGGCAGCGTCCCCCGGTGGGCGAGGGTCGTGCCGTCCGTGGCGAAGACGTGGGAGCCCTGGCTGAGGTAGGCCTCGGCCCACCCGCCGTGCCACAGCACCCCGGCCAGGTGGCCGTCCGGCACCACCGAGGGGATGGTGGGCACCCAGAGCTTGCCGGCCAGGATCAGGGGCCCGTCCGGGGCCAGGGTGGCGTCCACCCCCTCGCCCTCCGCGTCCCCGCAGCGGTCGAAGCGGTTGAAGTCCCCGACCAGGGGCTGCTGGGCCAGCCCGGAGCCCCCGGAGAGGTCGCGCAGGCTGAAGGGCAGCCGGCCGTCCGGGGAGACCTGGGCCTCCCCCATGTCCGCCTGGTTGACCTGGGCGGGGTAGAAGGGGGCGGGGCGCTGCCGGTACAGGGGCGCCCCCTTGTTGTCGATCGCCACCCGGTAGTACAGCGGGCCAAGCTGCACGTACCCCGGCTGGCTGAGCATCCCGCTGTTGCCGGGCAGCATCAGGAGGTCTCCCAACCGAGGAAGAGGCCCACGTTGCTACCGACCATGACCACGTCGATGCCCTTCTGGAAGTTGAGCGAGACGGGGATGCGGGGCCAGTCGTCCGGGCCGGTGTTGGTCGTCGTCATGAGGGCCAGCAGGGGCGGGCCCGCCTGGTTGGCGGTGCCGTCGTCGTGGAGCACGGCCGTGGCCACCTGGGCCCCGCTGGTGGTGGCGGCGAGGCGGGCGTAGTAGAGCCGGCAGGGCCGGTTGACCGCCTGGCCCGTCACGGTCACCACCGTCCAACGCAGGGCCAGGGGCGTCACGGCAACGTCCACCCTTGCGTCGATTGCGGGAACCAGTCCGTCCCGTACCCCACCTCCCGGCCCACCTCCTTGATCCCCCACTCGCCGCAGGCCTGGGCGTACTGCCGGGCGCACCTTTCTAAGTTCTGCTGCCAGAGCGCCCGGGGCTGCCCCGTCATGTTGGTGACCTTCTGCTGCAGCGAGCGCCAGACCGTGCCCAGCACGAAGAGCCGGGTGGGGGGCACCAGGGCCCGGGGGGCCACGGGCAGGCCGGGCTGCCCCCCGACGGCGGGCCCCCACAGCACCGAGTGCAGGTCGGTGTACGGGGTCTGGTCTTCGTAGGCGAAGGGGGGCTTGGCCCGCAGCAGCAACTGCTGGGACTGGCTGATCGGCCGGCTCAGCACCAGGTACAGGTCGCCCTCGATGTTGGCGGGGTTGACCCGGTACCAGCGGGCCTCCCGGCCCTCCGGGCTGGTGTAGGCGACGTTGGCCGGGCCCACCAGCACGTCCATCAGCCAGCCCGCCCGGCGGATGGGGTCGGGCATGGTGTAACGGAGGGTCTGGCCGTCCTGGTAGGGCAGGTACACGTCCAGGGGGAAGTGGATGTTGCGGGTGGTCTCGTTCAGCCAGGCCAGCCACTGGGCGAAGCGGTAGTCCCGGAAGATCACGTACCGGGCCCCGGCCGCGAGCGGGTTGTCCAGGGCGTTGCCCCAGCGCAGGAGCCCCTGCTGGCCGTCCACGGTCTGGATGAACCGCTCCTGGCCGGCGTTGCCCCCGTCCAGGAAGAGCAGCCACGCCCGGCGCCACGACTGGTCGGTGATCCCCGTCATCAGGTCGCGGTCTTGGAGTTGGGTCGCGGAGCCGGTGTAGACCGTCCCTTGGTAGAGAGCCATGTCCCCCTGGAGCCCGTGGCCCGCCGCCTGGAGCACCAGGGAGAGGGCGTCCTGCGCCTGGGCGGGGCCCGGGACGACCATCACCCGACCCCCGGCCCGGGCGCGCCCGCGGCGCCGGGCAGCACCTCGTCCCGCCAGGGGCCGGGCGTGGGCCGGGCCCCGTCCTCCGCCAGGTGTTCGGCCAGGTCGCCGGCGTGCCCGTTGGGCGGGGGAGGCGGGTCGAACCGCTCGTAGAGGTACCGGCCGAGGTCGATCGCCCCCCGGGCGTACTCGGACAGGTGGCCCACGAGGGCCCCCCGGTCGACGAAGATGCCCCGCCCCTTGCCCTTCGCCGGCCCCACGCCGAACCCCTCGTAGCCCGCCGCGAGCAGGCGCCGGCAGAAGCTCAGGTCTTCCCCGCCCCGCTCCCAGTCGAAGTACCGGTCGTCCGGCCCGGGGTCGACCGCCTCGGCGGCCTCCCGGGAGAGGCAGACCATCCCGAAGCCCACGGCGTCCACCGCCAGCAGGGGATCCCCCAGGCCGGCGACGACCGCCTCGGGCAGCCCCTCCATCAGCGGGGGCCGGTCGGCGGTCAGGGGCAGGCAGACGGAGGCGGTGCGCAGGCGCTCGGGCGTGAATTGGCTGAGGTACGCCCAGACCTCCTCGGACAGGGGCTCGTAGTACACGTCGCCCTGCAGGCTCTTGCCCTCCCGGGCGTAGGCCACGGGCTTGGGCGGGCCCTTACGGGCGACGATGACCGGGGCCACCAGGGGCTTCCCCCACGCCACCAGGCGGCGCACGACCGAGGAGTGGAACACCTGGTCGCTGTCGATCATCACCAGGAAGTCCCAGTCCCCGGCCAGGAAGTACCGCACCAGGGAATCCCGGGCGAGGTGGATGGCCGTGTTCGGGGCGTACGCCACCTGGAGGCGCAGCGTCTCGCGCTGGCAGTCCTCCAGGAGCGACGCCACCGACTGGAAGAAGGGCCCCTCGACCGCGCGGTGGTACGGGAGGCCCAGGAGCACCCGGGGCAGGGGGGCGGAGGGCGCCACCGGCCCCTAGTCCATGTACATCTCGGGGGAGTTGCGGGCGAAGGCGTTGATGTCCACCGTCACCCCGGACACCGCGCCCCCGGCCAGCATCCCCCGCACGTACCGGCGCCGGGTGTAGAAGGGCAGGGCCCGCTCCTGGGGCTCTGCGTTGGGCCCGATCCCCATCTGGCCGGTGACGATGTCCCGGAAGTTGGTGTTGTCGTACGACGCCTGGATGGTGAGGGCGAGGGTGATCGACGCCGCCACCCCGCTGTAGAAGGTGCGGGCGACGAGGGGGTGGTCGACCGGGGTGCCCCCCATCCCGATGTCCACCGCCGGGCTGGTGCTCGTGGTGGACAGGGTGGCGTTGCTGAACAGGATCAGGTTGCGGTCGGCTGGCATGACGTGTTCCTCTCGGTGGTTCTCCAGTCGAGGAGACGACTAGGTGGTGGCCTGGATCCCCTGCACGCGGGCGAGGCTCCGGACGTGCCAGGAGGCGAGGCCGGGGCTCCAGTCCACGCGGGTGCGCATCACCGGGGCCGTCTGTAGCTCCCCGAGATCACGAACATCTAAGGGTTCCTTCTCCCAGCCGTGGAAATGGGTTCTTACCCCGGTCTTCACCCAATACATCGAGGTGCAGTTGGTCTGGCCACCGAAACTCTCTGCATCGGTGATGATGGGAGTGACCTGGTCGGCCTTCACCCCCACATCGTAGATGGGGCAGTCGCGGAACGTGTACACGATCCGCTCGTACTGATCCCGGGTGATGGCGAACAACTGCTCCCGGCGGAACGCGCTCTCTAAGGCGAGCAGCAGCGTCTTGTTGCAGTAGCCGTTGTCCGGGCGCTTGCCGTCGAGGAAGTACATGCTCCGGTTGAAGGCGTCCAGGACGGCGTGCCGCTGGAGCGAGGTCGCCGTCGGCCCGAACGGGGTGGCGATGCCCCCAGGCGCCAGGAGGGCGTCCCCCAGGCCGGCGTCGCCCGCCACGTCGTTGATCCGGGTGCGGACGCCCGCCGGCGCGGCCGCGAGCGCGGCGCCCCCGGCCCCGATGAACGGGCCGTTGATGCTGGCCTCGTTGAACTCGTAGGTCAGCGTCTTCAGTTCCGTCTCCGTCATCAACACCCGCGGGTCTTCGAACTGGCCGTCCAGGTTCTCCAAGCCCTTGGGGATGTCGATGTCCCGCCCGATCTTGAACACGGTCTCCTCGACCTGCTCCAGGTGCGCGGTGCTCTGGGAGTAGCTCTCCCCGATCGCCACCCACCCGGGCTTCGTCAGGCTGAGGCGCACCTGGCGGGTCATCGAGATGCCCAGCCGGTTCACCGTGAAGAAGGGGATGCTGGCCATGATGTTGCTCTCCAACCAGAAGAGCATCAGCACGCCCATGCGCAGGGGGTCTTGCTCGTTAAGCGCGGCCTCCGCGATCGTCCACACCTAGGTCTTCCCTCATACCGGCTCCCGCTGCTGGTAGCCGAGGGCGAACGCCCCGCGGTAGGTGGCCACGTCCGGGGCCCGGCGGGGGACGGGCGGCCCGCCCCCGGGGCCGTCCTGCTGGCCGACGGGGCGCACGCCGGTGCCGGTGGCCCGGGGCTGGGGCATCCCGCTCCCCCGCCCGCCACGGCCCTGCGCCCGCCCCCGCTCCAGGGCGGCCTCCACGTCCAGCTTGTGCTGGGCCCTCAACGCGGCGATCTCCTGCTGGTGCTGCTCGGCCTGGGCGGCCAGGGCGGTCTCCATGTGGCGGCGCACCACGGGGGAGCGCCGCGCGGTCACGTCCACGAACTTCGCCAGCCCGGTCGCGTAGTCCTCGTCCGGGCCCGCCCCGGCGTTCTGGAACTCGGGGTCGTCGGCCGGGATCTCGTAGGCCTCCGCGATCATGGCGCTGATCCGCTGCTCCAGATCCTTCTGGGCCTGTTGGCTCTGCTGGTCGGCCCGGATCTGGTTGATGAAATCCTGGGGGCGGTTGTCCCGGAGCCAGTCCATCTGCTGCTGCCGGTAGTCGAGGGCGTCCGCGACCCGCAGGGCGGCCGTCAGCTTCTCCGACAGGAGGTCGGCCTTCTGGACGGTCGAGAGCTTGGGGTCGTTCCGGATGCCGCCCACGGTGCGGCGCAGCCCGGGCTGGGCCTGGAACGCGCGCTGCCAGTGCTGCGAGGCGAAGTCCTGGGCGGGGGCCGCTTCGGGCTCCGGCGCCGGGGCTGGCTCGGTGGCGGCTGGCGCTTCGGGCGCCTCCGGCTGGGCCCGGCGGGCCTGCGCTTGGGGGGCAGGCCGCGGGGCTCGGGCGGGGGGTGCCGGTTGCTGCGTCTCTTGTACTTGGTCGGGGGCCGGCTCGTCAACCTGCTCGGGCTGCTGGGGGAGGAACCGGCCGTCGGCGCCCCGCTCGCGCCCGGCCACCCGCTCGACCGCGGGCCTGGGGGCGGCCTCCCTGGCTTCCTTGGCCGGGGCCTCCTTCGCCGGCGTGGCCGGGAGGGGGGGCGCTTCCCGGGCCTGCTCGTCCGCCTGGGCCTGCTGCTGGCCCGGCTCCCGCAGGGCCCGGGCGTAGGCCTGGCGGAGCACGTCCTGGGCGCCCGCCCGGTCGATCGGCCGGGGCGCGGGGCGCCCGTTCGTCAGGTCGCCCCCGGTTGACCGCTGCCCGGGAGGGGCCGGCTCCGGAGCCTGTTGCTCCGGGACGGGCTGGGCCGGGGCGGGGGTCGTCTGGGTCTCCGACACGGTGCCGTCTCCTTACCGCTCAGCGCATGTTGTAGCCGGCCCCCGCGGTGCTGGCCCCCGGGGCGCCCTTGTTCGTGTAGAAGTCGAAGGTGGGCTGGTCGGTGCCCCCGGCGGAGGCGAACGAGCCCACGATCGCCCGGGTGTCCGGGCTCATCATCCTGGTCTGGCGCAGGTTCTGGAGCCTGACCTGGTCGGGGGTGATGGCGGCCTGGTTGGCCGCCTGCGTCGTCGAGGCGAAGCCGTAGTTGCCGGCCGTCGGCATCGCGTACCCGCCCTTGAAGGCCTGCACCGCCCCCGGCGTGCGCACGGGGGTGTTGCCGTAGGCGTCGGCCCCGAACGTGCCCGAGGTGCCCGCCTGGCTGTAGCCCGCCTGCCCCGCTTGCCCTGCTTGCCCTGCCTGCTGCTGCTGGGGGGTGTAGCTCTGCTGCCCGGCGTAGGCCTGCTGGGCGGCCGACTGGCCGCCCGTGGCGGCGAAGGGGTTCGTCGCCTGGGCCGTGGGCTGCGCCTGCTGCGCCTGCTGGGCGTACGGGTTGTAGGCCCCCGGGTTGTACTGCCCGGCCCCCGCCCCGTAGGCCTGGCCGTACTGCATCTGCTGCTGCTGCTGGGCGGCCTGGGCGGCCTGCTGCTGCTGCTGGTTGTACTGGGCGTAGTACTGCTGCATCTGGGCGCCGTACGGCTGCTGCTGCGCGTAGTTGGTCACGCCCTCCAACTGCGGCTGCATGGCCTGCTGCTGGGCAAACGCTTGCTGCCGGGCGTACACGGCGATCTGCTCGGGGGTCATGCCCATCCCCTGGAGCTTCTGGAGGGTGGCCGGGTCGAGCCCCGCCCCGGGCGTCTGCCAGGGCTCGATGCCCACCGGCCCGCCCGACCACGCGGGCGGGGGCGCGACGAGGCCCGCCGGGCCCGGCATGGGGGTCGGCTGCAACGCCGGAAGCTGGGGCGGGGCCCCCGTGTAGCCCGGGGCCCCGGGGCTCAACTGGTTCCACTGCCCGCTGTACCCGCCCGCCTGGGCCCAGGCGAGGGGCGACTGGCCGGGGGCGGTGAACCCGGGGATGCCGGCCGCGTTGGGATCCACGCCGGCGTTGTTCCACCCCGTGTTGCCCCGGGCTAGCTCGTTCTCGAACGCCCGCGCCGGGTTGGCCGCCCGCTGGTACGCCTGGGTCTGCTGGTCGGCCAGGAACTTCTGCATGTCGAGGGTGGCCTGGCCGTCGATCATGCCCAGGGCCTCGTTCTTCTGCTCCAGCAGCTTGTCCCGGTCGAGTTGGAGTTGGCGGACGAATTCGTTCTCCCGCTGGGCCCGATCCTTGTCCCCCGTCTGGGCGGCCAGGTCGGCCTCGTACTTGTGCTCCGCCATCTGCTTGTCGTTGATCGAGAGGTCGGCGTCGATGCGCCGGTTGTTCACGTCCAACTGGCCCTGCTCGTACTGCTGCTGCCACTGCTGCTGGTGCCAGGGCAGGGCCATCCCGCCGGGCAGCCCGCCGATGATGGGCCCCGCCCAGGTCTGCGTCCCCGGCTCCAGGGTGCCCGAGATGCCCCACTGGTTCACGTCCCCGGCGCTGCCCGTCCCGCCGGCGGTGCCCCCGCTGGTGCCCCCCGTGGTGCCGCCGGTCGTGCCCCCCGTGGTGCCCCCGCTGGTGCCCGGGGCGGCGCTGTTGGGGGCCCCCGGCTGGCTGGCCCACTTCAACTGGCCCCCGTACGTGCTCGTCCCGCTGGCGCCGGAGCCGTCCGGCTGCACCCCGACCTGGGCGGCGTAGCCGACCGCCTGGCCCCCCACCTGGCCCGGGGTCACGCCGTACTGGCTCTTCAGGAAGGCCCAGCCCCGGTTGGTCGCCTTGACCACCCCCTGGTTGAGCGCCTGCTCCAAGAGGCCGAGGTAGTCGGCCGGGATGCCCGCCGTGCCCAGGCCCGTCTCGGTGTCCGAGCGCCCGACCAGGTTGGCCAAGGGGGCGAAGTCGCCCCCCAGGTTGGAGCCCCAGTCGAACATCTGGGAGGCCACCTGGATGCCCCCGCCCACCCCGGGGGGCGCACCGCCCCCGCTCCCGCCGCCCGCCGCGTCCCGGTCTGGCCGGTCGGAGGCGTCCGGGGCCGGCCCCTGGTTCCCCGAGCCCGGCATCGCGGGGTCGCCCCCGTAGGCGTACGGGTCGCTGTCCTGCATCCCCCCGGTGTCCGCGTCTACCCCGTTCAGGCCCCCGAACGCGCCCCCGCCCCCGGTGCCCCCGTGTACCCAGGACTGGTAGCTGGAGGCGCTCTTGCCGTACGGGTTGAACTGCTTCTCGGTCTGCTCGTTGTTCGTCGTCGGGTCGCCCTGGCCCCCCGAGCCGTAGTCCACGTTCAGCCCCTGGCTGGTGAACCGGAACGGCTGGGCCCCGTAGTAGGGCGTGTACGTGTGGGGGTTGCCCTCCTGGCTGTACTGGCCGACCTGGGCCCCCTGGAGCCCGCCGACGTTGGGCGCCCCGCCCAGGTACGTGTAGCCGGTGTTCGTGTCCTTCCACTGGTCGCCCCAGCCCAGGGGCCCGCCGAAGTCCGGGCGCCCGGCGAACCACCGCTGCCCGTTGGCCCCCACGCCCCCGCCCGGGAAGGTGGTGCCCTGCGGGTTGCGGTTCTGGTAGTCACCGAGCTTGTTAGAGTAGTCCGCGAAGACGTTGGCCCCGGTCTGCCCCCAGTACGGGCTCTTCGTGAGCGTCGCCCCGGGGCCCGTCACGCCGGGGGGCCTGGGCGAGGCCGCGGGGGCGGGCCCCGGCGCCGGCGCGTTAGGCGTCGCCCCCTCGGGCGCCCCGCGGTACTCCGGGGGCGGGTTGCTGATGCTGTACGTCTTGACCTTGCCGTCCGGCCCCAGCGTCGCCGCCAGGCCCCGGTACTGCAGGTCGGCCGGCTCCTGGGCCCCCTTGGGGAAGCGGGCGTACTCCTTCGTCGGGTCGGTGATGTCGTAGACGCTGACCGAGCCGTCCGGCCACGTCCACTGCGCCAGGCCCTCCCCGATGTCGACGCCCGGCCCGCCCTGGTCTGAATCCATCGGTCGCTCCTATACGCTCGCGGGGGAGCCGGCCGCCCGGCCGGGGGTGGGCGGGACGACGCCCGCCTGGCTCAAGAGGCGCTGCAGGGGGCTCATCGGGGCCGGCAGCGTCGGGCCACCGTAGTAGCTCCCGCTGCGCTGGGGCCGGGCGCCTCCCCCGCCGGCGGTGGCGCTCCACAGGGCGGCGTTGGTCGCCGCCCCGGGGGCGTACAGGGTCGCCTGGCCGGCGTTCCCCGCGTAGCCCGCGGGGGAGCCGTGGGTCGTGAAGGGGCTCTGCGTGGCGGCGTCCCACCCCGGAGCGTACCGCTGGGCCTGGGCCTGCGGGGCGCCCCCGGCCTCCAGGGATCCAGGCGTGGCCGTCGCGGAGGGCCCCCGGCTCGCCGGCATGGGGGCGGCCCCGACCTGCCCGCCCTGGGTCGTGGCCGGGGCGTTGGTGCCGAACGTGGGCCCCGCCTGGGCCCCGTAGGCGCCCCCTCCTCCACCGCCCCCGGGGCCTCGGGGGTCGGCCCCGGCGAAGCCCCCGGCCAGTCCGCTCTCCCGGGCGGGGGGCTCGTTCTGCTGGAGGGCCGTCTGGGCCCCGAAGCCGGGGCTCACGGAGGCCGGGGGCACCTGTTCGAAGAAGCCGCCCCCGCCGGCGGTCTGGTCGGGCCCCGGGGCGTCCTGGAAGGCCTCCGGCGGCGGGAAGCGCCACGTGGAGCCCCCGCCCCCGGCGGTCGTGCCGTTGAAGGCCAGCGTCGGCGGGTCGTAGCCGTGGTAGCCGGCGCCCCGCCCCCCCACGCCCTCCCAGGAGGGGCCGTCCTCCCCGTGCCACGTCTCCACCGCCCCGTCGTCGTAGTGGGTTTCGAAGTAGCCGGGGGCGGCCGTGGGGACGACGTGCCGGCCCGGGATCGGCAGGCGCCGGCGGAGGTGCCCGGACGGGCCCCCGTCCTGGCCCTGCCCGCCCTCCCCGGCGCCCCCGGGGGCGTACTTGGAGACGTACATCGGGGGCATGTAGCGTGCCTTCCCGTCGGGGCCCTGGTAGGCGCCCCCGCCGATGAAGTACCCGCCGACCCCGGCCTCCTCGGGCCCCCGAGGCGCGGGACGGTCGACGTGCTGGGGCCCCTGCACCGCACCGCCCCCGGTGTCCCCGATCTGGTACGGATCCCCCACCTTCTCCCGGCTGCCGTCGGGGTGGATGACCCAGTTCTGGGCCATCCCCGGCTGGCCGCTGGGGCCCAGGTCTTCCGCCTCCTGGCGGTCTTGCTGGGGCGCCTGGGGCTGCGGTTGCGGTGCGGAGGGCTGGGGCGACGACGGGGCGGGGGACGAGGGCGCGGGGGCGTTCGTCGCCCCGTAGCTGCCCCCCGGCTGCTGGCCCCCGGTCTGCGGGACGGGAGCCGTGTAGCCGGTGGGCTTGACCTGGTTGGCGGCGATCGCGTTGACCTGGTTCGTCACCTGGCCGCTGTAGTCCCGGGCCCGGGTGCTCGCCATCTGCTGGCCGAAGGGCCCCGTGCCGGTGTCCGGGTGCAGCGCCTCCTGCTGGGAGGCCGCCTGGGCCTCGTTCAGGCGCCCGGCGGCCGTGTTCTGCTGGTTCTGGATGTTGGAGAGGGTCTGGCCCTGGTGGCTGGCGTACCAGTCCGCCACGTTGTTCACCATCGCCGGATCCATGCCCATCTGGCGCCCCAGGGCCCGCACGTCCGTCGTGGGGGCCTGGGCCGCGAGCCAGGGGGCCTGGAAGAGGGGCGTGGCCACGGCCGCCCCGAACATGGAGGCGGCGTTGATCCCCGTCTGCGCCTCCTGGGAGTAGGCCTGGCGGTTGTTGGTGAACTCGACGCCCAGGTCGTGGCGGGTCGTCTCCAGCCCCTGCTGGCGCTGCGTCTCGGCGTTCAGGGCGTTGGTCTGGGCGTTCTGGATCGCCGTCCAGTCCGCCACGTTCTGGGCCGCCTGCATCACCAGGGCCCGCACCTGGGCCGGCGTCGCCCCGTGGGCGATCGCGTCGCTGATGACCTGGAACTCGGCCTCCTGCTTCTGCTTCTGGGCCAGGTCGAACTGGGCCGCGGCCGTGTCGGTGTTGACCTTGGCGGTGTTCGCCTGGGTGTAGCCCGTCGACGCCTGGGTCTGGCCCACCTGGGCCTGGGCCTGGGCGACGGTGGCCTGCTGGCCGGCGTCGTAGCGGCTGCGCTCCTCCGGCGTCAGGGTGTCGACGCTCTGCACGGTGCCGTCCGCCGCGATGTGGACGATCCGGCCGGTGGTGGACTGGTAATTGTCGGCCCCCGGGGCCCACTGGTTGTAGGCCGGGTTGTCCATCACCCGCACCGACCAGGAGCCGTTCGCCTCTTGCGTCTGGTACCCGATGTACTTGGCCCGGGCGTCCAGGGTGATCTGCTGGGGCGGGGCGCCGGTGAACGAGTAGTTGGTGGTGTGGATGATGTTGCCGGTGTTCGGGTCGTACAGCGTCATCACCGGGCTGTTCTGCCCGGCCAGGACGATGGGATCCTTCCCGACCGCGTTGAGTTGGGCGCGGGCGATGATCTGGCCCTGCTGGTTGAAGGCGTAGACGTTGCCGGCGTCGTCCTTGATGTACTGGACGGCGGCCCCGGTGTCGGGCGGGTGGCTGCCGGCGAACTTGACCCAGCCCTTGGTCTCGTCCCAGTAGAAGGTGCCCACGCCCTCTACCTGGGCGATCTGCTGGGGCTTGCTCTTGTCGGTCGTGCCCTGCTTGACGATCGCGTCCTGCTCTTTGGCGATCGCCTGGTCGTTGCCGGTGACCTTGTCCCGCAGGGTGGCGATCGCCTGCTGGTAGTTCTGCTGGTTCTTGACCGCCTGGGCGTAGTTGGCCGACTGCACCTGGGGATCCATGCCGGCCGGCAGGTTCGCCAGGGCGTTGGTGTCGTGGACGGGGTCGCCCCACTTGAGGGTCTGGTCGAGGCCCGCCAACTGCGCCTCGGCCACGTACAGCAGGCCCGCCCAGTACGCCCGCTCCTTGCGGAGTTGGTCGACGGCGTTGTTGGAGGGCCCGCCCTGGGACGCCGGGGGCAGGTCGGGGGCGGTGGGCAGGGGCGGCAGTTGGGCCGGCGGTGGCGGGGGCGCGGTCGGCGTCGCCGGCTGGTCGGGCGCGCTCGGCGCGCCCCAACTCTGGATCCACTGCAGGAAGTTGCCCAGCAGATCCTTGACCGGGTCGCTGCCGGACGCCCCGGAGGCGCTGGCGCCCCCCACGCCGTAGGGCGCGGGGCCCCCGCCGCCGCCGCCGCTGCCGCCGCCGCTGCCCCCGTACCCCCGGCCACCGCCCCCGGTGGGGTGGGCCATCGCGTCCCACCAGTCCTGGGGCGAGGCCCGCATCGCCCCGGGCTGCTCGTTCCACTTCTGCTGCACCAAGGCGCCCACGGCGTTGGCGATGTCCGTCGGGCTGGCCCGCGCCCAGTCGGGGAACGCCTGCCACGCGCCGCTCTGGGTGACGAAGTTGCCCCCCTCCGGCTGGGGCTGGGGGGCCGGGGCCGGCACCGGGGGCAGGTCGGGCGAGAGTTGGGCCGCCCCCACGCCCACGCCGCCCTGGGCGCCGGCCGGCTGCGGGGGCGGGGCGTTCAGGCGATCCACGGCGCCGTGGAGGGCGGTGCCGAGGCCGGAGAAGCCCGCGCCCACCGCCCGGCCCGCGGCCCGGGCGGCCTCGTCCGCCCCCGTCGTGCCGTGGATCAGGGCCGGCCCCAGCGTGTCCGGGCTCCCCGGGCGCCCCTTGTTCCACTGCCCGACCGCGCCGATCGCCGTCCCGACGGGGTTGGGGCCAGAGGGCGCCGGGGGCTGCCCCTGGTCGCCTTGGTCGCCTTGGTCGCCCTGGTCGGGCGTCCGGAGCGGGCCCTCGCCCCCCGCCCCCGAGACGGCGCCGGGTGTAGGGGCGTAGGCGGGCCCCGGCCCGGCGTGGCCCGTCGTGGGGTCGCTGCCCGGGCTCTCCGGGAACGGCCCCTTGGAGGCCCCCGGGATCTCCGGGTAGGCGTCCGGCGCTGTCGCCGGCTGCGGGCCGGAGGGGGCCGGCCCGCCCTGGGGCCCGGGCTCCGTGCCGCCCTGGCCCTGGGCGCTCGTGTCCTCGTACGGAGGCAGCGCCGTCCGCTGGGGCGCCGGGCCCCGCAGCACCGGCCGGGGCCGAGGGGGCGCCCCGGTGTTGAAGAGCAGGCGCGTCCCCGGGATGTTCGCCGGCCCGGCCGGGACGTTCGCCCCCTCGTCGGCCTGGAGCCCTGGGTACCGGATCGAGGCGTCGGTGTCCACGGGCTGGCGCATCACCGGGGCCTGGATCTGCTGCCCCTGCCCCTGCCCCTGCCCCTGCCCCTGCCCCTCGGCCTGGGCCGCCGCCAGGCCGGGGCCGTTCAGGCCCATGCCCTGGTCG